GCAATCTCTGCGGCCCTGTCGCCATGCTTCGCGCGCACGCTTTCGATGATTGCTTCGCTCAGGCGATGGTCCCGGCCCTTACTGGCCGCCACAGCCTTGTTAAACCGCGCTAAGCACTCCTCACGGTGCGAATCCCACTTCGCTTCTCTTGCCGCCACTTCCGGGGAAGTGCCGGGCTTACCAAACAAGTCCATGCCGTTACCTCATTGCGTTCTGCTTTAAGCGCAGATCGCTAGGCGCAAAAAAGCAGCCGTACGCAATCGCTCGATTTCGTCCATGCCAATACTGCGTGTCCGAAAATTAGCCTTGACAGATTCTGTACATGAGGCAGAATACGGACATCCTCAACGGACACCCCAGGAGCAAAAAAATGAGCCGAACTTTTGTGTATGCCCGCGTCAGTACCGCCGACCAGACAACCGAGAACCAAGTGCTGGAAGTAAGCGGCGCTGGCTTCCAAGTAGAGAGCCATCGCGTCGTCAGCGAGTGCGTCAGCGGCAGCGTCCCCGCTAGTGAGCGCGCTGGATTCAGGAAGCTTCTGGACCGTCTTGAGCAAGGTGACGTTCTCATAGTCACGAAGCTCGACCGGCTTGGCCGTAACGCCATGGACGTGCGACAGACCGTTGAAAAGCTCGCTGAAACGGGCGTCAGGGTCCACTGCCTCGCCCTCGGCGGCATTGACCTCACTAGCCCAGCCGGAAAGATGACCATGGGCGTCATCACGGCGGTCGCTGAATTTGAACGGGACCTGATTATTGAAAGGACTCAGGCAGGGCTCGCTCGCGCGAAGGCAGAGGGAAAGACGCTCGGACGTAAGCCTGCCCTCACCGACGAACAGAAAGGGATCGCTCGCCAGCGCCGCGACCAAGGCGTCACTGTGAGCGAGATTGCCCGGGACCTCGGCACCACGCGCCAGACCGTCTTGCGCGCTCTCGTTTGATTTATCAGCCAATCTTTACCCCTTGCTGCTGATGCACAATGATCGTGGCAGCCGGGGGAGTCTTACCGCCCCCGTTGCCGCCTTCCGTTTCCATCCCCCACGCCCGCCGCTCGCCTTCCTGCACGATCTTCATTGCCTCTGAGACCGTCTTTGCGTAGCGCGCAGTTTCCACCGCGTTCTTCTTTCCTGCTGCCCGGATGGCGTCATACACCAGCTTCCGGACGTGGTCCCACTCAATCCTCTGCCGCTCAATCACCTTCGCCCGTTTGGCGACTGCCGCGTCCTCTGCAATCTGCCCAGCCTGCTCAGGCGACGATCCGGGCGGGATGATCGGCAACTCCCTGTCATGCGCCGGCCGTTCGGTGAGCTTTTCCGGGGTCATGTAAACCGGTAATGCCTGGCTCTCGCCCTCACGGGGAATTTCTGTAACTTTTGAATCCGCTGCTGCATGGGCTTTAGCCTCAATCACTCCCATGTCCAAGCGCTTCTGCCACTTGTCCTTAACGGAGCGTTGACGCACGCACTGCCTTGTCACGCCTAGCTGCTCGGCTATTTCAGCGAACGTGATGACTGGGTCACTCTCCCAAAGAGTGCGCACCAATACCCACTGTTCCTTATTTACCGGGTTTCCCGCCATGCTTCCGCCGTTGTCAATTGCATTGTCGGTAACCAGTTTCGGGTCACGACAACGGCAACGGGCGACAACAGACGTAAACGAGAACGGGCTCTGCCCGACAACTTTCCCTTATCGAGCGGCAGAAAGTGTGTGAATGCTAACGACAACGGTTTTCTTCGTCAAGCGCAGATTCTGATTGACTGGCCCTATCCTCAACTGCAGAATGCCTCCTCACAGCAGCTACCCAGTCATCGCAATGAACCACACCGCAATCGTCGTATTTGTAGCGTTCTTGGGCCTGTCCGCCATATGTGTGGGCGCAGCGCTCTACCTTGTGACGCGGGGCACTCAGGGCGTGTGCAACAGAGTTCGTTGATTTATGTAACTTTCTGCTTGACGAGCATATGCGTCTTAGGCAGAATCACTACATCGCACCACACCACTGAACGGAGACTCCCCATGAATAAGCCCGTCGCAACCGTAGCAGCCGTGTCCTCCAGCATTCACCGTCAGGCCGCTATCAAGCTCGGCAGACATTTCAAGTGCTCGCCAGAGAAGGCGCTTGAACGTGCTGGCCGTCCTGCAGCGAAGTACGCCATCTATCGCGTGGCTCTCTCCAATCTCGTTGATTCGATGATTACCGAGACACTGCAGCGCGTGGAAACGAATCAAGTGCATTTCACCGTTGCGCCCGGCCACTGGAGCGCGGCACCGAACGCCGACAAGCACGTGAACGCGACGCTCGGAAAGATTTTCGGCTTGACCGTCTGCTACTGGACACCGAAAGCGGGAGTCTCGGCATGAAACAAGCCCTCCTGAACGCGTTTTACATCGGCTTCACGGGCTCGGTGCTCGGTTCCTTCCTCTACGGCGCGCTGTTCGTTGGCGTGGCCCACCTGACGCATTGAGGCACGGCATGACTCTCAACTTCGCAGCGATCAACAAAAAGCGCCAGACGGCGATGGCATCGGCAGAGAACGCGTTCATCAACAGCGAAGCGCGTCTCGCGAACGAATTGCAGGCTGCGACTGGCTGCACGCGGACCGCAGCACTGATGGCGGCGAAGGCTGCGATGCGTCATTGCACCGTGGACGCTCGCGGCTGGGCCGAACTAAACGCTCGCATTGAGTCGCCCACCCTGACGATTCGCTGCACGACTAACCCGCGCTTCGCTGAAAACTGGAGCGATCCGGTCCAAGTTCGCGAGCGCTGCGATGAGTTGAATCGCGAACTCGACCACCCGGCGTATTTTGTCGCCTAAGAATCTGCGCCAGAAGTAGATTTTTCCCTTCCAACCCTGTAGGAGAAGCACAATGTCCGCAATTTCGAAGTTTTTCGATCTGTTCCGCGACGCTTGCCCCGAGCGGGAAAGCAAAAAGCGCCTCACGCACGCAAAGCTGACGCTGCTCGAAGCCGAATGCAATCTCGACTACTACTCGGCGAACGTCGCGATGCTCAAAGCACGCATTGTCCGACTGGAATCCGAACTGAAAGGCGCTGCTGCTGAATCGCGCCCGGAGCGCACGTCCATTCAAGCGCCTCACCCGAGCCCGAGCTACACCGCAACGGGCGAGTTGGCACCCGAGCGCGCGAAGCGCGGCCAGAGGCTCAGTGCGCTGGCGTGATGCGCGTCGATCTTCTCTCCAGCGAGAACGTCCTGACCCTCGTCGTTGAGGGTCACGTCGAACTCTCCCAAGCAGAAGCAGCGGCGCGCGTCGAAGGCTATGACGACTACCCGCCCTTCCAACACGGCTTCATGCGCTTTTCCGATGTTCCGGAAGGCGAAGACGCGGATTGGTGGCGTGAGCCGTGTGCTGAAACTGACGAAGGCTCTGAGCCCGTCACGTACACACAAAAAGGATGGTAACCATGAACGGACGCAGAAGAGAGCAGTTCCACGGCTTGTATCCCGGCCCCTACAAGGTCGCAGGACGTTTCCGTGCCGATATCGCGATCACGGCTGAAGGGCCGGAAGGCCCGGTTGTCGTTGCGCGCATCCCGACCACGAAAGTCATCGACGCAGAGGCGCAGTCCAAAGCGTACGCGGCGATTCCCGACATGATCGCCGTTCTCCGCTCTGTCGCGCAGGACGCGACGGTCAGTTTGGATGTCCGCGTTGATGCGCTGGCCGCCCTCACAGCCGCAGGAATAGAACCGTGAAGTTGAACGGTTGCCACAACTTGCCGCGCATAGGAGATCCGTTGCTCGTACAGGACGGCTGGTTCCATATGAATTACATGGGCCAGCCTACCCGCCTGCCGCGCATGGTCCTCATCCCTTTCGTCAACTCCCTCGAATGTCGGTACGAAAAGAATTTTACCGACCCGGGCTGTACGGATTGCATCCATGCCAAGCAGTAAATCACACGCCAGCGTCTACATGCGCGGGCTTTATGACGGCCTTAAAGAAGGAATGAGCAGCGAAATGACGCCCACGAAACATAAACTCGCGCTCGAAGGCATGAGCACGATCTGCAAGAAGATTTTCGAGTTCGTGCCGCAGCAAGAGGCGTGGACCGCGAGCAAGATTTTGACCTCCATGTCCCGCACGAGCAGCACGCGCCCGGATATGAAGGCGCTCGAAGGCTGCCTCAACAGCCTGAAGGAAGCCGGGCTTGTCAAAGAGGTTGAGCGCGGCCTGTTCCAGCGCATCGTCCCGCGGGCTTCAGTTCCGCTCGCCGTGCCCAAGCTGAACTCCGATGCCCTGGTGGAAGAGAAGCCGTCGGGGATCGGCGACATTCACGCAACAGTGCCCGTCGATCGTGACGCGGTTGTCGCGGCGCTCGAACTCGAACCCAGCACGCCCGCCGACTCCTTTGGCGGGATTGCCACAGCGCTTCGCCTGAAGGGTCAATCGCTCATCCGGCTCGCCGACGAAATCGAAAGCGCAGCGTTGGTGTTCGAGCAGCAAATCGAAGACAGCGAGAAGCGTCTCGCTCGCTTCAATCAGCTCAAGGCACTCCTCACAGAAGCGTGATCGCCCGCCCCGTTCGCGGGGCACTTCCCCATATTTAACAAGGCTTTTTCCAATGACAAATGAACTGAAGCAAGCGAACTCGGCACCGTGGGCGCGCACCGAAGAACCCGTCGTAACGCAGACGAGCAAAGATGAATCGCGGGTAACGCATCCGTGCTTCGGGCAGATCGGCGCGTCACGCGTGAGCGGCGGAACCTTCCTGTACGGCTCGGACTTTCAGCACAACGCGTTCGTTCGAATCACCATCCGCGAGTCGGACATGCGTCGCAACCTATCGACCGACTGGCCCCATGGCGGCAAGGAACTGGTCGAAGTCGATTTGTCTGAATCGCAATGGGCGGAATTCGTGAGCGCGATGAACATTGGCTTCGGCTCGCAATGCACGATTCGCCATGTTGAACATGAGTTTCGTCCCGGGCTGCCCCGGCCCGCTCGCCGTTCGCAGCAGTTCGCGAAGGAAGCAGCGGACGACATGCGCGAGTCGCTGGAAGCGCTGGCTGACCTCACCGCGACGATCAACGAACTGAAAATCTCCGAGAAGCAGAAAGCGCTGCTGCGCGGCAAGGTGCGCTCGTCTGAGGCTGCACTGACTTCTGGCCTGCCGTTCGTCGCGAAGCTGTTCCAAGAGCACATGGAAACCACGGTATCTAAAGCGAAACTGGAGATCAACGCCTACGGTTCGGGCCTGATTCGCAATGCCGGGCTCCAAGCGCTTGCGAAAGAAGTGCCTCCCGCGATCACGTACGAACAGGGCGAATAAGCCATGGCCGACCGCCTCGATCTTACGAAGTGTCCAATCACCGGAATACGTCACAGGGCCAAAGCGATTATCGACGCGGTCGCGACCGGCACTCACCCGCTGAAGCTCGGCGGCCAGATCATGAAATCCATGGAAGGCAGCGCGATATCGGTCCCCGTTGGACCGCATTACCGGCTCCTCTTCACGTCCGAGACACTGAGGCCAGTCTGTTTTCTGACTCACGAGCAGTACAACAAAAAGCTTCGCAATCCAATCAAGCAGTAGAACCCCTTATCCATAAAGGATTTTTCATGAGCAACGTTATCGACCTTTCCGCAGCAACGCCCGGCTCGCGCGCCGTCATCGAAGAGAAGAGGCACAACGAGACGGTGACGACCACCGCGCTCCAGCAGCTTCTGGCGATCCTCGGACAGGGTCTCTCGACCGAAGCGCCGGCAGAGCAGCGGGCGGCCGTCGAACTCATTCAGATGGAAGGCATGGCGATCGCAGTTGAATACCTGGCGCAGCAGTGCGGCATCGGCGAGCACGACGCGGTCAAGGCGCTTCGCGGCCAGATCATCGAAGAAAACGCCTCCCGTGTTCGCGCATACAACGCAGCAAACGGCCTGTAATTCGCCTTATTTAACAAGAGAAAACGATGGAAAAAGAAACCCTTAACATCGCCATCGGATACGCGCCAGAGGCCACCGCAGAGAACGCGGGCGCGATCCGCACGGCCCTCCTCATGGGATTCATCCAGCTTTCGCAGAAGTTCCCTGAGTCCGTGCTTGAGCCGCGCATGGCTCGCATGGCCCTGCAGTGGATTCCACCAGACGAGGACAGCCCTATCGTCCTGGAGGGCCTGCGCGAACGCCTGCTGGCCCCTCGCACGGCCATGCGCGACGAGAATGGCTGGCTCTCTCATGATGCGATCCCGGTTTGCGACGAAGGAACGAACATCGCGTCGTTCCTTCAAGCCTTCGGTCTCGAAGTCCATATCGGCTCGATGGAAAACGAGAACGACGCATTCGCCACGCGCTATCACGAGGAAGCTCTCGACCACTGCCTTGATTGGAGCCCGATCTATCCCGTAGGCAACGGCTGGGTCCTCCTCGAAATCTATATGGGCGAGGACGATTGCTATTCTCTCTTCGTCCGTTGCGCGTACGCCGCCGAGAAAGAGCGGAAAGAGCGGGACCGCGCAGCGCGCCGGGCATTGCGGGGAACCATCCTCGAGAACGCGCCAGTCAACAGCATCGACGCCTAATGCTCAGCCTCGTTCGCCTCACTGAACAAGCGCGCGTGCTGGCTGGCGACGAGTCGGTTAGCTGCGCGATCGTCGGGCATGACTGGCAATCCGCAGGCGGCCGCCAGTGCCCGAAAGATCGGTGCGGATGCTCGCAAACGGTCTATGTCTGCCGCCGTTGCGAGGACCAGGACTACGGCGAGCGGGGCGGACCGGCTCACCGGGAATGCTTCACGGATTGCAAACAACCTCGCGCATAACCTCTCCCCATGACCACCCCGCTTCGGCGGGGTTTTTTGCGTCTTGAATTCTGTAAATTTCAATTGCGTTCTGCGGTCCGCGCAGATATTATTCTTTCGTTGCCGCAGATTCCCTTAATGTACCGAGGAAAACGTGAAAGACCCTGACATCCAAGCCCTTGCGCTCAAGCACGGGCTCCCCGTGACTCACGCATACGATCACCCGTGGGCATACGCTGACGCCGTCATGGCGTTCGGACGCGACCTGGCGGCCGGCCTTGTCGCCGATGGCACATCAATGCCCGCCGTGCCGACTTCCATCTTCTCGCATCCGAAGCTGGGCGAAATGTGGCAAAGGCTCGACCTGCAACTTTACGCAGTCAAGTACGCGAAGCAGCAAGACGCCGCGCTCGACGCCATGACGCGCATGTTCCACGACGCCGTCCAGTGCCTTTCCGCGATCGATGAGGCACTTGGTATCGACCCGGACGACGCGGGCGGCGCTGAACCGATTCTGGAGGCTATCAAGGACCTGAAGATCCACCCGGAACATGCAGCGCTGGATGCGTGGTGGGTCACGAGCCTGAATGAGTTTTGGGGCAACGGCACGCAGAACGATGATACCCGCCGCGCCGCTAAGGTCGCGTGCAACATGGCCGCTCAACTGCACGCCGGGCCGGATGCCGACCGCCGCGACGCATTCGAAGCCATTTACCCTATTCCGAATCAGTGCATCCGTGTCGGCGAAGGCTATGCCGCAACGGCGCATGGCGCGTGGCAAGCGCACACATTCATCGCCCGCTGGGAAGGCTTCAAGGCATGCGCATTACGCGCTGACCCGCCGAAGTCTGAATGCGCAGCACGCAGGCAAGGCACTGCAGGCGGGAACGCGCCAGCCGAATGCGATTGGCCCGCTTGCGACTGCGACCCGAAGACGGCCAAGGTAATCGACGCTCTGCACGACTCGCACCAACTGGCGATGACGCAAGCCCAGTCCGACGTGTTGCGCGAACGCTCCGAGCAGTGCACGCGCGAAGGCTTCACTCCGTACAACGATGACGCGCTCGAACCCGGAGAACTCGCAATGGCCGCTATCTCCTATGCCCGCACCGCAGGCAAAGACTGGATTTTCTCTGTCGTGCCTATCACGTGGCCGTGGAACGTCTCATGGTGGAAGCCGAAGGACAAGCGCCGCAACCTTGTGAAGGCCGCCGCGCTGCTGATCGCCGAAATCGAGAAGCTCGACCGCCAGCCCGTTATTGGAGCAAAGTCATGAGCATCGAAATCCCTGAAATCGTCCTCGACAAGCTTTGGCAAGGCGCTTTCCTGTCTTCCTATCACCCGGACGGCGACCAGCGCTTCAAGCTGCTGAATTATGGTCGCTCCGTGGTCACAGAGTCCTTGGCGCGTCTGCCATCGCCATTTCAGGACCGCGTCCAGCCGTGGATGATGGCGTGCTTCGGCGAAATGATCGCGGGCGACCGCGAGGAGCGCAATCACCGCTTCATTGAGGAAGCCCTCGAACTCATTCAGGCGTGCGGATGCAGCGCGAGCGAGGCGCATCAGCTTGTCGATTACGTCTATGGCCGCCCGGTCGGCGAGAAGCATCAGGAGGTCGGCGGCGTAATGGTTACGCTGGCCGCGCTCTGTCTCGCGAACGATCTGGATATGCACGTGGACGGCGAAACGGAACTCGCCCGCGTCTGGACGATGGTGGAGAAGATCCGCGCGAAGCAAGCGGCCAAGCCGAAGCATTCTCCGCTGCCCGTTCACGTGTCGCAGAAGCCGACCGCTGGCCTACCGCAATGGTTCGAAACGTTCCTGACGAACGTCTGCGAAATCCCCGACCGTAACAGCCCTGAAGGCGAGCCTGACGCCATTGTTGCGACGCTTGACGAATTGCGCGCGTCAGCACTGAACGCAATCGAATCGCATTCCCCAGCGCAGTTCCTGTTCATTGCGATGGACGACGATGGCGCGGCGCATCCGACGTATTGCGCTGACCAGGCGGCCGTCAAAGCCGCGGTGCGCGACGCGATGTTCATGGCGGGCGAGATCGACCGTGATCATCAGAACCAAATCGACGGCGTCGTTGAGTCGCTGCTTGATTCCGGCGCCATGATCTTCGAAGGCGACCCGTCGCTCTACCTCTACAGGTTGCCCGCATGACTCAGTTTGCGATCCTATACAAGTGCGAAGAGGCCATCGCCCATGACAAGAGCGTCATGACGAAGAAGGGCACGCCCGCGTGGCTCACCGAGAGCGAGGGTTATTGGTGGGGCCAGCCGTTTTCCGACTTCTATACGCCGAAGGTTACCCGCGATTCGCCACCCAGCAGCGTGATCGTTTTTGCAACGCGCGAAGAGGCGATTGAGCAGTTCAAGGCGGCTCGTGAGGGTAACCACATTGGCGCTTGGTATCACACGCCGAGCGCCGAGTTCGAAGTGATCGAAGTGCGCCAGAAGTTTAAACAAATTCCCGATGGATACGAGGTAATCAAATGAGCATCACAGCCGAAAAGAAACCGAACAGCATCCCGGCCGCGATCGCCGCGATCCGCACGCTGGAGGCGAAGGGCTATACGTACCTGGAGGGCGCAGAACTATGGCGTCCCCCGCTCGGCCAAGCGCCCAAGCTGCCGCAGCAGAAGAACCGCACTGAGTTCATGAGCCGCATGGGCCAAATGGCGATGGACGGTAACTTCTGGACCTATCAAGGCGATGGCGAGGACTATCTTGAAAGCCTTACGTGCCCGGTAATCATCCATCCGCAGCGCTTGCTCGGCATGGTCAATGCAGCATCCGGCGCGAACATGGCCCTGCAACGCATTGGATCGCTTCTGAACCTGGCGGCGGGCTGCGACATAACCTCTGAAGCATACCCGCGCATCCGGGCGCTTGTGGACTCACACAAGATGCGCACGGGTTCCGCTTACCCGTTCGCCGACGTGGGAGCCGAACAATGAAATACATCGTGGTCACGATGCCCGACGAAAAGGGCGAAGAACAGGAAGCGATTTTCGTCTTCCCTCGTTCACTTAACCATGACGGAATGATGGAAGGAATTCAGTCCGTGCGTCGCGGCACGCCTCAGAACTGGAAACGCAATTGGGATGCTCACGCGATCGCCGCGGGCTTCGTCGTTAATGGCAAGTGCGTAGGCCATAGCGAGACCCTCGGACTTCAATCGCGCGGCTCAGTTGACGACATCCTTCTCAACGGAAATGGATTGGGCCACTAAATGCAGATTCGCTACGCAACACAAGCCGATTACGACGGCTGGCAGCAAATGGTTGCCGACTACATACCCGCGCTCGCGAACGTATGCCCGCGCGCATGGGCTCGCTTCAATGCCCCGAACCCGCGTGACTTTTGCGTAGTGGCGATTGAAGACGGCCAGCCGGTCGCATTCATGCAGTACACGTTCCACGATTTTCCCTTCGCGACAAAGCCGATCTGCTACATGGATTCGCTCTATGTGCGCCCTGAATTTCGCGGTCGCGGCATCGCCGGCATGTTGCTCGGCTACCTGACGAGTCTCGGCAAGGCACACGGCTGGGGCCGCGTCTACTGGGTGACCGAGAACAACAATCCGATCCGCCCGTTCTACGACAAGGTCGCGGCGCAGGGCTACGTGCGCTACAACCAGGACCTGTAATGCGCATCCATATTTCGTATGGCCCGGCGCGGAAGCAGCCGAAGCAAGGCGACCGCAGGGTGACGAAGAAACACGGCGAGCAGATCCGCGTGTTTCAGCGCTCGCAAGGCTGCTTTGTCTTCAGTAACGGGCGGCAATGCTACGAGTGGGTTCCGATCAGCGAGGCCGCACGGCACTTCGCGGACCACCACTGGACCAAAGAGGAGCGGGAGAAGTATGCAAATCAAACGAATTGAAGGCGAGACGCGGGCGCTCGGCGCTCCAGTGGGCTGGGATGGCAGCTATGGCGAATGCAACGCCCTGCCAATCCGCGACGTAATGACCCAAAACGGCCCGTTCATGGTCTCCGCGTGGGAGCCGACGGAAGAGGAACTGGAAGCACTGAAGAACGGCGCCACGCTCAAGCTGTGGATCGCTGGCCGCATTCACCCCGTCGTCACCGTATCGGTAGGCGACATAGAAGAAACTCAATACGGAGTCGCGTTGTGAGCAAAGTTTTCATCGGCAAGGAATACGCATACCACGTCAAGCTGCTGCAGCTTATCCGCTGCGCACAAGAGGACGGCATCATCCTCACGATCGGCCATCAGGCCCGCAAACCGCTCTCCATGGGCAACTTCGATTCGGTGCCTGGCGTTCGCTACTCGCGTGAAGCGCAACTCACGAAGCTGTGGATGCTCAACATCGAAGGGCCCGACGATATCGTGGCCGCGCCCTCGTTCCTCGAAGCCGTGAAGGTGCGCGATGAATTCAATGCGTACTGGCGTGAAGTGAAGGCACGCCACTCGGACCCGGACAGTTTCCCGGTTCTGCACGCCGTGATTCAAGAGTGGGACGACAGTCCCGAATTGCACGCCATCAGCGCCAACTTTCACTGGGGCGACTATCTCTGCTATGACGTGGCGCTCGTGGCCATGATCGAAGCCAAGCGCGCATGAACAAAACCAGCGAACGCATGCTGTCGGCGATCGCAATGATTCGGGCCGGGGAGAAGGTCCCCGCCGCGGCGAAATTCTGCAAGCTCACGCATGTTGCAATCTACGTCTCACCGCTCTACGCAGAGATATGCGCCGAGCGGCGCGCGGCAGGCATCGAGGTTCGTCACGCAAAGCACCGCCGGCGACCGAAGCCATGAACAAAGCCCGGGAAACCGGGCTTTGTTGTTTCTGCAGGCTACGATCCAGTGCTCCCGAAACCACCAGAGCCGCGCGCTGTGTCCGTCAACTCCTCTACAACCACGAACTGCACCTGGTCGGCACGCTCAAGCCGAGCCTGCGCGATCCGATCACCGCCATTGATATGCCCGCGCACGTCGCCATCGCAACGCAGCGCAACCTTGACCTCACCACGGTAGTCCGAATCAATCTGCCCTACGCAGTTCGAGAGACGTATCGCTTTCGCGAATCCGTGGCCGCTGCGGCTGTAGATCGACATCACCCAGCCGGGCGGCACTTCGAACGCGAGCCCTGTGCGAAAAATGCATGCATGCTTATCCCCGGGATGCAACTCAAACGGCTCACCGGGAAGCGCCACCAGATCGAAACACGCTGCGCCGGCCGTGGCATATTCCGGAACGACCGCGCGCGGGTCCAGCTTTTTGATCTTCAGTTCCATGTTTCCTCGCGTAGAAATGGAGACGCCCGGGATCTCCGGGCGCCTTACTGCTTGGTGCGATACAGCGGTCCTACATCGACTTACAGGTGTTTGACGATGGCTTCCTTCAGCAGATGCCAGTCGCTGCCCGCGAGTCCAACAAGACCTTCGATCTCTTCTTTGACCTTGCTGAACAGCGTATCCGCCCTCGAATAAACACTGTCGGTCATGTTTTTAGCTTCAGCCTCGATGCCCGGTGCAGCGTCAGCGGCTTCCGTAGCGCCTTGAGCGGCTGCGTCGATCACTTGGGCGGCAACACCACCAACTTCCGTCGCGCCGACCACTGCGGCCGCTACAGCGCCGCTCGTTGCGTCAGCAGTTTGAACTGCAGCGACATCGCCTTCGACCGCGCCAGCGGCTTGTTGAATCGTATCCATGCTTAGGAATCCTAGAGAGTCATTAGAAAGGTTTGCATGCGTACGCAGCATGCGAGAGCGGCCTAATACTATGGCGTCTCTTTGGCATCTAGCATCCAAAGGCGTATGGGGTAACGCAAAGGCTAGATCCCCTCAAGTGTGCCCGCTGATCCCTTGCTTGGCTTTTAGGTCGTGGCCTGCCGGAGTCGAACCGACACAACTGGGCACGCTTGAAGGTGCTGGTTACTTTCCACCAGCAAGTCAGGTGCGCCTCACGGCGTTACCACTGGCGGCTGCGAAGTCGCCTTACACTACGGGTTCTAAATTCTGGCGGAAGGACCAGGACTTCGCACCACCCAATCATTCCAACTGCGTTGCGCCGCAGGGCGTTTGACGAAGCCAGCCGGTTCGCGAGATACGGCACGAACGCCGTAGAGTTTATGTCTCGTCATAACTCACAAGAACGAATAGACATGCTGGGCTTTGATTCCCCCACCGGTCTATCAGCGTGCCCCGGAATTCTGGCCGCAAGGGAAGGATTCGAACCTCCGACGCACAGCTTTTCAAGCTGCCGCTCTACCACCTGAGCTACCCGGCGAAAACTTGTGAACCGTATAGCCGGGACCACGCTGCGTTTTTCGTTGCTCCAGACTCTCACTGGTCTCCCCGCCTGCTACGGGTTCCGTAAGGCTCCGATTTATGGGCTTCGTGGTTACGGACATCCGGCATATTGCCCACGAAGAACACTCATAAAATGCGCTTCGTGGGCGGCCCGATAACGCAGGCCACGCGAATCCGTAATAACGCGGGATCAAATGCGCCCTTCATGGACATTTATAAGGTCAGTCTTGAAGGGTAGTCATCCAGACCCGCAAAGAGCACTCAGAGAATGCGCTTTGCGGGCGGCTCATTCGCGAGCCACTCGCGGCTTTTCAAGGCGCTACTAGCAGCTACCACGCTGCTTTAATACCCCGGCGCTTGGGGGCCTTTCCTGTGTCCCGACCGGAAGGCATGCACTCGGTACAATCTGAGCGGGAAGCATTATTCTTGGTGCGCAAGGTAGGATTCGAACCTACGAAGTCAGAGACGGCGGATTTACAATCCACTGGTTTTAACCACTCACCCACCTGCACAAATTCGAGGCCCTTTAACGTCGGGCAAGACGGATGTACGTGTTCCCGGTCGAGTGGGGCTTAGTCATCATCAAGCGACCTCTTTACTGCTGCAATTTGTTGACCCGTGTCGTGGGTCGGACGCCGCTTATAGTCTCGGATGACAATGCTCCACCCTCTCTGTGCTTCGGCTTCTCAGACTCGCCAGTGGTTTTCAAGGCCACCCGTCGTCCTACCTCGCCTTCTCATACCAGCGGCTTACGCATTCTGGCTCCCAGTCAGGGACATCGAACCCTGCGCGACGAGGTTTGCACCCCCGCCACCCTGCCCAAATCAGCCCGGGAATAATCGTTCCCGCGTTTTTACCGAGACGCGGCCCTCGTCGGACTCCCCAGACCATCCTGAGCACTTCCGTGCAATTCTTTGGGAGCTTACGGCCCCCAGTCGGGATTCAATAGGTTGCTCCGACAACCGCCTATCAATTACTGTCCGCGAACACGATCGGCAATGTTTCACAGAAGGCTGATTCTCTCTACCAGCAAGTCACGCCCAACGAGAAGTGCAGTCTTCCAAGCTACAACCCTCTTGGACCGCGCTACCGTTTAGCCTAAATCCTCGGCTCTGACGTTAAGCCCATCTTTACGGGTTAGGCCCCCGACTGCTCCTAGATGGCTCAGAGCAGCAACGCCGTTTTTAAGACAGTAGGTTGTCAGCCCATCGACGGAACTTTGTGCGGGGACAGGATTCGAACCTGCGTCTCAGCCGGGGACCGGATAAATCCGGGCTGCCTAGCCGTTTCCTGAGCCACTAGAAGACCCCGCATAGAAACTTGTGACCGTATCGCCGGTCAACGCGGACGGAGCTATGGGGCGTGCTCGTTGTACGTCGTTCAACGCTAATTCACCGTCGCCCTTTGGAGGCCAGTCCTATCCGGATACTCCTGGCATTCATCCCGCATGTGGTAGCAACCCGGAGAGGCACATCCACACGCAAGGACCGGAAGAAAAATTCTGCTGCGTTCTGCGTTGGGAGAACTATATCAAACGCGTAATCTGCTGCGCAAGCACTTTTTAAAGAAAAAGACTGGTACGCAAAGGAAAAGTTAGGTGCGGCTATTTACCCGCCGTCCGCCAAAGCCTGTTCTCATGCGATGCACTGCATGGAGGAATGCCGGGAGCCAATGACCAACCCGCGACACGAACACCATTAGCTGGGGAGGTTTATTCTGGAGCGGCGCGAACACATCCCCAAGCGCGCCAAGCAACGTCCGCCTTAGATGCTTTGCTTCTCACCTTTGACGCGGCGAGTAAAGATCGGGGATGGCTTTGCATAGAGGCGCGTGCTCGGACCTTCGAGCCACTCAGCGCCAGTCTTCGGATTGCGCACGATGCGCTCGGAGACCTGCGTGATTTTGATATCGACAAGCTTGGGGATGCGGACCTTGCCGTGGGCGCGGACCTCGCGCTCGCACAGATCGCGGACGGCTCTCAAGCACTCTTCGACTTGGGGAGTCGTCAACCGCGTATTGCGGGCCACTTCATCTACAAACTCAGTTGCGCGCATGGCGCTCTCTCCCTTTCCTATCGTGTTTCAACCGTAGGCTTCAGGTTGAAATCACGACTCGAAAAGGGAAAGTGGCGGGATTATGCAAACTCCGGATGGCGGACCTGGTGCTTCGCCCACTCCCCGGCGATCCACTCGACGCCCTTCGGCGTGAACTTGGCCGTGTTGTATGCGTGCTCGCTCGTACGGCTCACTCCAGCCTTGATGACGAAGCGGCCCGTGTGGCGTTGGCTTGCCATCGGCGTAAGCACGCCTTCGAGCCGGTACATGAAGCCTGAGTCGATGAGCCATTGAATGAACTCGCGCTCGTTCGGCACGTTGAGCAACTGCGCGACCTGACGCACACCCTTGTTACCCTCGGCGGAGACGTAGCGCTCAACGAACTCGACGGCAGGCTTCTGCGCTTCGAGTTGCGCGGCCTTCTGGATGATCTCCTCGGCTTGGTCGGCAGCGAGACGGAGCGCCTCGGCGTAAGTTCTCGGAATCGCGGGAGCCGCGACGCTATATGAGCCCGTCTTGCGAATCGACGGCAGCACCGTGCCGACAACCCACTCTTCAAAACGCTCGGCAGCCGGGAGCTTCGAGCGCATTACCAAGCGGTACACGTCGCGCTCGGGGATGACGCGGACGTTCTGATTGCCGCCAGCCGTAGGGGTGAGGAATTCCCTCACTCCCCTGCAGTGCGTCCTCACAGCCTCCAGCGGATTCGCATAGCCAAGCGTCAGTGCAACGTCGCGCGCAAAAAAGTGCGGCTCGCCGTCTACCACTACCGAGCGCACTTCTGCGCCATCGAAACTAAACGGAACAATTTCGCTCATGCTTTTCCTCGTTGAAAAGTTGTTCTTGCGCAGAATCTACTGCGCGTATGTCTTCTTGTAAAGCAGATTTATGGCCGAACTAAAAGTCGCCAAGCCGGACCATCTTCTGCACCGCGCGCTCGCGCTCATCGACCGGGCGCGGCACTTCGCGAATCAGGACCTCGTGCGGGTTCTCCTTCGTCACATTAGGATTGCGAACGCACTTCAGGACGAAGCCGATATCGCCGCAGTCCGCACCGCACGCGCAAATCTCGTCGGCAGGCCCTTGGGAGTGCTCACCGCACTCTGCGCAGCGAACCTCGATCACTACACCGCTTACCGAGCGCGACAGCACGCGACCGAAGCAATGACGGCAGGCGTGCGGCGCAAGCTGCCAGCCGGGCGCGCTGCGACGGCGCTTAATTGCCTCATTGAGCGGCACGCCAGACTCTTCGCCGAACAGGTCCATTTGGTTCATGTCATTCCCCGCGCGAAACGGAAGGACGTGCCCACACGACCGACTTATGGCCGCGGCGAATCATCGTCAGAGCAACCTCGATGCGGTCGATAACCGGATCGGTCATGTCAACCACGATAGCCTTCCCGTCGGCGACGTACGCGGCACGCGTGTAGAAGAGACCGCCCCACTTTTTCGGCTTCGCGCCCTTCGAGTTACGACCGGCGATCACTTCCTTCTCGCGGTTAAAGCACGATACGCAAATAGAGTGAGCGCGCACCAGGCGAAGCTTTCCGATCAGGCGCGTTCCCTGCGTCGTGCCATCGCGCCGGCAGCGGCAGCAGACCGGGCGATACTGCAGAGATTGCAGAGCCTTCGGCGCTTCCTCAATCTTTGGAACGCCCGCATGGGCACGGCCGTGCTCGCAGCCGATGCACTTCTGCAGGCGGCCACTGCGCACGGCGCCCGGCGCATCGGTGAAGTTGCGCGCGCACGATCCAACGCTCATCAGCCCGTAGCTTGGGCATGTGAAATACTTCCCCGGGATGCCATCAAGCGTCACGTACGTCAGGCTCTTGTCTTCGTTTTTCGGCACGGTCATTTTTCTCGATCAGTGATAGGTCGGGTCGGGGAGGACCGTGATGCGTACGTTCATTTTTACCGCTACGTTGTGGAACAACTCTTTCGTCTCATCCTCGTCAAGATCGAAAATCTCGGAGTAGTAGGCGAATGGGATATGGCCGCCATTTTTGATGAAAGCGTCTACCGCGCACCACGCGCGAATCCAGCGCCAATCAACGTCATCCCTGAATGCGCTCATTTCCAAAAGTCCTCAAAGGTCCACGTGTAGACGCCCTTCTTTTTCTTGCCCATGATCGCGATGAAGCGGAACGGGAAAATTCCCTGCGCGAGCCGGATCTTCACTCGCGCATCGTCTTGCCAGAATCCCTTGACCTCATGCGCCTCCAGCTCACCGGTCGCCAGTTGAACGATGAAATCAGGCGTGTAGCGGACGCCACCTGGCAGAACAAACGTGATCGCCTCGAACGCGTACCAGACGATCTCCCCGATGCGCTTGCGTTCGGCCAGAACCTTGTCGTATGCAGCCTCGGTCCCGTTCATTTCGCCCTGCTTCAGGCGGCCCAAAGCCTGCATGCGCTGCAGCGGCGTTTGTGGCGCGGCCACGGGCTCGTCAGCGAGGACGATAGCCAAGCCGGTTTTCTTCTCGAACACTGGCACGTCACTGGCGTCAGGCTTCGAGACTTTCATGCGGTCAAGGTGCGCTTGATACTGCTCGGGCGTCATACGAAGCACGCTCATTTACCGCCCTTGATAAGTTTCATCGCGCCGGCCGCGAGCGCCTTCATGTCGTTCGCCTGCGTCACGCGTAATGTGGAAGAACCCTGCGCGCGCTCCAGCACTGCCTTTGCCTTCACCGGGTCGCCGATAAGCGCCGGGGGATCCACCGCGACGCCCTCAAGCGCGTTGTGCGCTTCAGCCGCGCCGATCAGGTACGGCGGGTAGTCCGTACCTACCCCGCCCGTTTGCATCAGGCCCTGGTAGCGCTTGGCGAACTCAATTCCGCGAAACTTCAGATCCTCCTCGGTCTTCGTTCCCGCCAGCTTCACCCAGCCGCCCATTTCATCGACCAGCTTGTTCGTAACCGCGTCGTCAAAGCACACTGAGCGGTAATGGCCCACCGAACGAACCGCTTTCTCGACCAGTGTCCATGCGCGCATGCCGCGCGTCGCTGCGCCGCCTGCAAGGTGCGCCGTCACGTCGGACGGCAGTGGCTGACGATTGCCTTTATCCGGGTCTGCCACGTGGCGGTTCAACGCCAGTGCGATGTCTTCAAGCGGGTATTGCTTCAGAATCTCGAACCACGTTTCAATCGTTTCCGGCGTGGCCTCACCGAACGGGTAAAGCTTCAACGTGCGGCTTAGAATCTGCCCGAACTTCAGTGCGTCGTTAGGTGTCATCCCCGTTATTCCATGTCGATAGTTTGTCCATCGCTGGGCGGCACATATCCGGCGTCCGCAGGGGGCTCAGTTCCGTACTTCGCCGCCATGTTTGCAGCGAACTCTGCGGCGGCAGCATCAAGCCCGTCGTGGCGCGCTTGCGCCTTGTTCTTGCGAATCGACTGAGTAGGCTGGCTTTGCACTGCGCTGTTGCGCGCGCCGTAGTGACCCGTATCGCCATCGTTCTCGACCCACTTCGCCATGAAGCCACCCCAGCCCTTACCGGCTGCGTAGGCGATTGCTTCCGGGAATGTCCAGCCAAGTTTTGCGGCCTCGGATGCGGCCTGCTCAAAAGCCGTTGTCGTGGCAACGAGGTTCTTTGCCTTGCGAGCCTTCAGCCAATCGGCAGCGTGTTGCGGCTCGACGCCCATGCCTTCGAGTTCTTTTTGCTGAGCGCTAACCTTCTGAGCCGAAGGCGAAGAAGGTTTGGGTTTACTCTTCTTCTTATTCTCATTCTTATCTAGCTCCGCACTTCGGCGCGAATCGTCTGCACTACTTTGGACACTTGTCGCTTCCTGTCCTTCATTCGGCGCTTTTTGTCCAGAATTTTGCGGACAAATACCCGGGGGCGGCTCAGGCGGAAACATGTCGCCAGTCTCACCGTTAGCCGCGCGCGCTATGGCTTTGCGCTTAGCGTCCTCTGCACGTTTCTTCGAGGATGCACCGTTATGGTCATCAAACTTTTCGATTTGGATGCCGTTATCCTTAATTGCAATCCAGCCAATATCAGCGAGCGCCGCACCTAATCCTTTGACGCCCGTGTTGCGGTCAATTGTCTTTGTCGTGAGGTTCGGCATGAAGCCGGTTGAACTGTGCGCGTCGGCAGTGGCCCATAGCCAATACAGGCCGCCGATGACCGCCGCCTCGCTTTCATCCGTCTTATCGCAGACCGCAGAAACCCTTGGGTCATGCCAAAGATTCACTCGCATCTTTATCCAATCTGTAGCCGCCATTCTTCTTTTCCTGCAGGTCTTATGTGATGTACCGCACAAAAGCGACACTTTTGAGGGGAGTCCGCCTAATTTTGTGTTGCAAGCGCAGGTATTTTTGCTTACTGTGCAGAAACGGCGGTAGAATCGGGGCTGTGAGCAGAACTTTTAAGTGAGGAGAGCTTCGCCACGTCCCTGGGGTTCGGAATCCAGTTCGGGTAGCGCTCCGGATAAATCAGGTGCAGTTCCGTGAGAGCGCCGTTGAAGTACCGAACGAGTTTTTCGGCGGTTTCTGGAGACGGACGGTTATGCCCGTTTTCGAGGCGGGAAATGTTTCCAGTGTTAAGTCCAATAGCTTTTGAGACTTCCGTCGTGGTAACGCCAACTGCATCGCGCAGACGGCTCAAAGGCGTCGAAAGTGGATTTTCTGCTTTACGGGACATAAAAGTCTCAAAAATGGGTTTGCGAGCCAGCATTATGTGGGAGAGGCAGATTCAATGCAAGGCGGGCTAATCAGACCCTATGAAACAAATTGTTGCAGTTGTGCAACCAAACGTTTCTGAGCCAGCTAAATTTGTAACAAACTATTACTTGGGAGTTGTAAGGATGAACACAGATATCGGCAGCACCATCAAGTTCCATCGCAAGCGCTTGGGCCTTACCCTTACTGAGTTGCAGAGTAGAACAGGCATCAATAACGGCAATCTTTCGAAGATCGAACGCGGGCAACAATCCCTTACAAATGATTCAATGAAGGCAATTTCTACCGCCTTGGGAATCTCGCTGTCCGAACTTTTTTCTGCGCATAAAGAACAAACGGTAAATTTGCGTCACAATAGCGCCGCGGTGAAGACGCAGGCGGTGCGATTCGCCAGCGAGCTAGAGACATTTGACCAAATTTCAGAGGGCGAAAACGTGGCGATCGGGACGGTTTCAGCGGTTGTAGATGCAGTACGGGGCGGCATCAAAGTCGCAGTGGATGAGCAAGTTTCGCATTTGTTCGCAGGTGGCGAACTGAAGGGTGTTGAGGCGAATCCCGCGAGTGTCGCGGCATACGTCATTGAGGATGATTTGATGGAACCGAGGCTGTATAAGGGTGACACGGTTCTCATGGACTTGTCGGATACGCAGGTCCCTGCTACTGGCGGCGTATTTTGTGTTGTTATGGATGACGAAACAATTGCTTTCCGTCGTCTCATGCCCTACCCCGGACGTGGTCTTCGCATCATCTGCGACAACCCTAAATATCCGGAGGCAGTCCTTGACCAACGGCAAGCGCTTGCAGTCCACATTGTTGGACGACTCAAGACGGTACGCAGCATGCAGGGTCTCTAAAAACCCTATTGCTGTAGTAGAAACAAGCCCGGCCAGCCCGGGCTTTTTTACGTCTAGCGCAGATTATCCTTGTATCTGCTTTAAAGGCATAATATAGTCTCTCCATCAACAGACCGAAGGAAGACGGAAATGAGCAAAGCAGACTACGCAAGCCTGGTAACGAGACCCGACGTAATCACCCAGCCGGGCAACTACGTCACGCGTCGCGGCGAGATTGTGACCATCACGGCGGCATCAACAAAGCACGATCATGGGTGCATTGGTACTTACCCCGAGGGCACCCGCGAGCACTGGCACAAGAGCGGCCGCATCTACTTCGGAATCCAGTGCGAGAACGATATCGTTCGCCGCGCCGAAGAAATCCAGTAAAGACATGCCCGCCGCGCGCGGGCTTTTCCACACATCACAGTCTTTGCCAGCAGCAGAAAAAACTTGCCGATGATCTGCGATCTGCGTAATATGCAGATTCTGATTATTGGGGGCCGGCTCCCGATACGAACAAAGGCTATCGGGATGTCTGAAGCATTCAAACGTGTGATCGAAGTTCGCGCATCGTCATGGGGCGCATTGTTCGATTGCAGCTACAAATGGGAAGGCGAACACCTTCTCCGCATGCGCCGCCCGTCAGGGATTCGCGCGCTGCTCGGCACTGCGGTTCACGCAGGCACTGCCGCATTCGACCAAGCAAAGATGGACCGCAAGCCGATCACGGCCATGGAAGCCGCTGACGCATTTATCGACGCTCTCCACAAGCCGACCGATGACGTTGACTACAAGCAAGACAGGTCCCTAAACATGCGCCAAGCCGAGCAAATCGGCCTCACGCTGTTGACGAAGTATTGCCACGAAATCAGCCCAAAATTCGAATTCAGCGCCATCGAAATGAAGATGGAGCCCATGGATATCGACTGTGGCGACGGCCTGATTATCCGCCTGAAGGGCACGATGGACCGCTCGCGCATCGCAGCCGATCAAGACGGCGCGGGCGACGTGATTCCTGACGTGAAGACGGGTGCTCGCCTGTTCGATTCAGAGAGCAACGTGATCCTTAAAGCGCGCTCTGCGCAGCTTGGCGCGTACTCGCTCATGTACGAGAACCAGACCGGTCGCCATACCGTTGGCGGCCAGATTATCGCGCTTGAAACCGCATCGCAGGCGCGCGTTGGCGTGAGCCCGATTTTCAACGTAAAGCAGCCGATGACCGGCACGCCTACGCAAAAAGGCTTGATTGAGTATGCCGCTGGCATGTTTAAGAGCGGGGATTTTTTGCCAAACCCGCAGAGCGCATTGTGCTCGGATAAGTTCTGCGCCCGCTGGAATTCTTGCATATTCCGGGATCGCTAATGAAACGTAAGCGATTCGATCACGCTCGCGTTAAGGCGCTCTACGAGTCCGGTTTGTCATTAAACAAGATCGCCGATGAAATGCTCACCTATAACGAGAAAATCAGGCGCTCTCTTATCTCGCAGGGAATAGCGCGCAGGCCAGCGGGCGGCGAGCCCGGCGAAAAGAATCACCAGTACAGAGGCGGCTTCGGTAAGCATGCAGCGGGTTATGTGAGGGTTCTCGGAACTCGCAACCCTAAGTTAGAGCACCGCGAAAAAGCAGAAAAGGCCATGGGTAAGTCGCTGCCGAAGGGCGTCGTTGTCCACCACATCGACACCGACAAAAAGAATAACGCGAACACGAATTTGCTTGTCTGTACTGACTCGTATCACAAAGAGTTGCATGCACGAATGAAAAAACATCCGTATTGGTCTCAATTCAACTAAAAGAGGACTCCTGAAGTGGCAACCGCTATCTCAGCATTGAAGGGTGACGGCCAATCCGTCGCCAAAAAGCCGAAGACGATTTTCGATCTTCTCACCGAGGACAAGGCAAAGCGGGCGATTGCATCCGTTGCGGGGCAGTACATGACGCCGGAACGCTTCCTTCGCCTCGCGGTCAACTGCATCAAAAAGACGCCGAAGCTCATGGAGTGCGAGCCGCATAGTGTGCTTGGATCGTTCATGGCAAGCGCGGCGCTTGGCCTCGAACCGAACACGGTGCTGCAGCAGGCGTACCTGATTCCCTACGGCGTGCGCGGCAAGCTGGGGGATGGCTCATGGGGCATCACGCATTACGACTGCCAGTTCCAGATCGGCTATCGCGGCTTCATCACGCTGGCGCACCGCTCCCCGCACATCGTCACGCTCGAAGCCGAGGCAATCCACGAAGGCGACCACTTCGACCACCTGAAGGGATCGCGCAGCTTCCTGGAATACCGCAAGTCACTGAAGGATCGCGGCGAACTGATTGGTTCTTTCGCTTTCTCCAAGCTGGACGGCGGCGGCGAAGCCGCGACCATCCTTCCTCTGGACGAAATCCATAAGATTCGCGGCCGGTCGGAAACGTATCAATCGCTGTTGCGCGGCGCAGAGGCTGGCGGCGAAGAGTGGAAGCGTAAGAAGGCCGAAGAGAAGCTTGCCGGTACGCCGTGGGTCATGTGGGAAGACGACATGAGCGCGAAGTCGGCTATTAAAAAGCATTCCAAGCAACTGCCAATGAATCCGGGCGATCCGATGGCGGCGGCCGTTTCGCTCGATGCGGACCGCGAAGACGGAAAGACGATTGACATGGCCGATCTCGCGGACCCGGACGCGATGCGTGCGGTAATGGAAGACGGTGACGTGCCGCCAGCCGACGAGACGGCACCGGCAGCACTGACGAACGAGCAAGGCGGCGAAACGCTCGACTTCGGCAACGTGCAGCAGCGCGAGAAGGTGGACGTTGGTCACTTCAATGCGCAGCAGCGCGCAGCGGCAAAGACGGCAGCCGAAGACGTGCAGCCGACCACGAAGGGCGACCCGGGCTTGAACATCGCCGACGAACTGGAAAAGCAGATCAAGGTAGAGACGAACCCCGACGAACTCGACCTGCTGGCCGATCAAATCCGCAGCCTTCCAGCCAAGGATCAACCGCGCCTGAGTAAGGCATACCGCGCTCGCGTGCAGGAACTGTCGAATAGCGGCGCACCCGCTCAACAAGCTTCTTTCAGCATGGAATAAGAAAATGAAGTTCAACCATTTAAAGATCAGCAACATTTTCGGCGCCCGCCACATTGACCTGGCGCTCGATACTCCAATCACTTTGTTCGCTGGCCGCAATGGCGCGTCGAAGTCCTCGATTCAAGAGAGCGTCCGGATGGCGTTCGATGGCGTGACGACTCGCGTCAAGCTGAAGAAAGACTATCCGATGATCGTGTCGGAAGGCGCGAAGACCGGTGGCGTGCGTGTCACTACCGACGAAGGCTTCGCATCGCTTGCGCTGCCCAAGAGCCTGCATGCACTCGGCGATGGCCTCGAAAAGGGCTTGCCGGACGCCCTCCCCTACGTGCTGAATGCGCAGCAGTTCGCCAGCATGAAGGAAGACGATCGCCGCACCTTCCTGTTTGGTCTCACGAACAGCCAAGTAACCGAGGAAGCCCTGCGCCGCATGTTGAAGGACGCGGAGTGCGACGACGCGCGCGTCGCTCAGACGCTGCCCATGCTGAAGTCGATCATCGGCTTCCCCGCGGCGGAAAAGTTCGCGGCCGGGAAGGCAACCGAGGCTAAGGGCGCATGGCAAAACATCACGGGCGAGAAGCACGGCTCAGTGAAGGGCGAGTCATGGGAAGCCGAGAAGCCGGAATTTGACGCGGACGCACTCGACTACTGGCAGGAGGAGGTAAATCACCGCCGTGAGGACCTCAATGCGGCCACGCAGGCGCTCGGCGCACTGAAGGCGCAGCGTACCCAGCAAGTCAACGAGGCAAGCCGCCGTGAGGTTCTCCAGAACCGCGCGGATCGCGTCCTCGAACTCGCCGCGATCGTGGAAAAGGAAACGGCAGCACTGCTTGACCTGGAAGCGATGGTTTCGGATCTCGAAGCGCTCGCCGGCGACGCGCCGAAGGTAGGTCTCGAACACGACTTCGCTCGCGCCGTTGAGTTCGCGCTCGATTGCCTTGGAGACGATGAGCGCGCCAGCATCAAAAGCAGCGTCGCAAAGCTCAGCGCACCGTTCACCGTCTATGTGGCGAAGTTCGGCCTTCCGAGCAATTCCGGCGATGACGCAGCACGCGAAAAGCTTCCAGAAGCACGCGCCAAGCTCACCGCTAAGAAAAACGCGGTGCGCACCAACGCCAGCGCGTTGAAAGAGTGCGAGACGGCGAAGGCTCAGCTTGCCGAACTGACCTCTGGAGAGGCTGTAAGCGAGGACATGATCGCAGAGGGCGAAGGCATCGTTACCAAGGTGCAGGGGTACGTTGATGAGGCCGTGGCTGAGTTCAACAAGGTGAAGGCCGTAGCCGACCAAGCGAGCAGCGCGGACGAGCGCACGAGCAAAGCAAAGGTTGCGCATATTGATGTCGCCGAGTGGACGAAGATCGCCAAGGCGCTCGGACCCGACGGCATCCCCGCGCAAATCCTGGCGAAGGCACTGAAGCCGATCAATACCGAATTGCGTAAGTCCTCGCTGGTTACCGGATGGCGTCAGGCGTCTATCAATGCAGACATGAGCATTACGGCAGAGGGCCGCATCTATGACCTGCTTTGCGAGTCAGAGAAGTGGCGTGTTGACGCGATGATCGCCGAAGCCATCAGCAGCATTTCAGGTATCGGCGTGCTCATGCTCGACCGTGTGGACGTGCTGGAGATCCCGGCTCGCGTTGAACTGCTCTTGTGGCTCGATGGCCGCGCGAAGGAAGGCTCGCTCACCAGCGCCCTCCTCTTCGCGACCCTGAAGGACCTGCCGAAGGGCCTCCCCCCGACCATCCATGGCGTCTGGCTTGAAAACGGCGAAGTCGCCAACCAAACCGAACGCCTCGCGGCGTAAGTCATCCCGGCCGCCAAGCGCGGCCGATCACTGGAGTTTCACTGTGGCAAAAAGTAAGAACCTGTGCATTTTCATCGGCAATCTCGGACGCGATCCGGAAACGCGTTACTTGCCGAGCGGCGACGCTCTGTGCAATTTCAGCATCGCATGCACCGAGACCTGGAAGGACAAGGCAAGCGGCGAAATGAAGGAAGTGACCGAATGGATTCGCTGCTCCGTGTTCGGGCGCCTGGCTGAAGTCTGCGGCGAGTACCTGAAGAAAGGCGCTCGCGTCTACATCGAGGGAAAGTTCAAGACGCGCTCGTACGAGAAGGACGGGCAGACGCTCTACGCGACCGAAATCAAGGTTGAAGAAATGATGATGCTGGATGGGCGTCCGGCAGGCGACGGCAGCGGCAGCAGCGAGCGTCGCAGCAACAACGGCGGCGGCAATAGCGGCAGCCAGCGCCAACCGCAGGAGCGCTCTGGACCGAAGTCGGGCACTGCAGGACGCGCGCCGGCCGGTGGTGGATTCGATGAGATGGACGATGACATCCCGTTCGATCTCCCATACCGGGGAATGCAATGGATGGCCGCACTCGGCTTTTAATCGCCCTAAAATCTGCTTCTAAAGCTACTCGAAAGGTAATATGAACCACGTAAATATCGGCAACAGCACCCTGACTATCACGGACCCTGAAACGGGCGAGAAACACACGCTGGCAGTCAGCGACGTGCGCGCCATGGTCGCAGGCATCGCAAAGGACATCCCGGAACTCGGCGAGGCCCCTCCCGAACTGTGCGGACTGATCGAGATCCCGGAGCGCGAACCGACGCCTAAGCCGCAGGTCCTCGAAGTCGGCATCGCGCCGAAGAACCAAGCGAAGGGCCTGATTCCGCTCAACCGCAAGCAACGCCGTGCGAATGAGAAACATCGCCGTTCGAAGGTGTACCAGAAGGCCGAAGCGAAGCGCCTGGAGAGCGTCCGCAAGCAAATGCAGGCGAACATCGACGCACAGCGCAAGGCGCGCGAGGAAGCTGAAGCCCTGCAGGACGTGCCATTCGCCGACCCGCGCCATGTCGGCAAGATCGTGAAGGTGTTCGAACCCGTCGTGAAGGCGCTACACAGCTTCGTAGATGGCGAGGTCGCCAGTACAGAGGACGGCACGCCGCTCATGTGGATCAACGAGGAAGACGGCCACTACTACCCCGCCGTCGCGTGCCTGCGCAGCGTCATCGAGACGTACGCGAAGCTCGGCCACGTCCACGGCTGGGCGAACCGTAACGCTGGGCTCACGCACGTCGCGAACCTGCTGGAGCGCGGCGAGCCGATCCATAAGCATGACGTGGACGCCGCGCTGAAGACGGTCGAATGGATGAAGTATTGCACCCTGACGATCACGCCGCGCCAGTTCACGCAAGAGGCCGTCGAAGTTCAGATTGCCAGCGAACTGCGCGACGCCAAGCTGGCACCGGAACTCACCGACTCAGACCTGACAGGCGTCGCAGAATGAGCCAGTCGAAGCGCGGGTCGCTCCTGGAAACGCTCACCAATACGGTAATTGGGCTGGCTGTATCCGCAGTCGCGAACGCCATCGTGTTCCCGCGCTTCGGCTTTCATGTCAGCGGCGCTCAGAACGTCGAAATCACGGTCATCTATACGCTTATTTCCATCGGACGCGGCTACTGCGTGCGCCGCATGTGGAATTGGATCGGGGGGCGCCGTGCCGTTTAACAGCACTTTCAAGCGCCCCGGCAAGGGACTTGCGCGCAGCAGCTTCAAGCGTAAGAGTCCCATGTCTAAGACGGCGGTCACCAAGGCCGCCGGCGAGCCCAAGGTAAAGCCGAAGCCCCGCTCCACGCTGAAGACGAGCCGCCCGAAGGCCACGCCGATCCGCCAGAGCGCGCGGCACGAGACCTGCACGCTGCGCCTGGCGGGCGTGTGCAAGGTAGAAGACGGGAACGTCGTGTGGGCGCACTCGAACCGCGGCGAGCACGGCAAGGGCGGCGGCATGAAGGCGGATGACGAATGGGGCGCATACGCGTGTTTCTGGTGTCATTGCGTGTACGATCGTCAGCACCCTCGCCCCGCAGGCATGACGCTTGATTACGTCGAAGACCGGTTCACCGCAGGCATGCATGAATCACGCGGGCGTCTGATGCTGAAGGGCCTTATAGCCCCTGTTCCTACTGCCTGTCTGTAAAGAAAGCTGTAAAGCTTTACGGACGCTGCCGAGTCATATTTGCTTGCCAAGCAAAAATACACTAGCATGCAAACTCCTAAACAGAGGAGAAAAACATGAGTGTTGTCCTGTTTGGCGGGGAGAAGGGCGGCAGTGGGAAAAGCACCTTGGCGGTCAGCTACGCTGCAATGCTGGCCGGCAAGGGGCGCGACGTGCTGCTGGTAGACGCGGACACGCAAGCGTCCGCGACGTTATGGGTGAACATCCGTGCCGCAGAGGAGGTTAAGCCCGCCATCACGTGCGTCTCCATCTTTGGCGAGAGGCTTGACTCGCAGGTGAGGGCGCTTATCCCGAAGTACGATGACATCATCATCGACACGCGCGGAGCCGACTCACCAGAGGTTCGGAGCGCGATGCTGGTGGCCGGGATTATCGTCACGCCGGCGCAGACGAGCCAGTTTGATATTTACACATTCGCAAAAATGGACAGGCTCGTGGAGCAGGCGCGCGGATTCAACCACGATCTCAAGGCCGTCGCGATCATGAATCGCGTGCCGACAAACGCGCATTCGAGCGAGGCCGCCGATATGCGCGAGTCCCTCTCAGGGCTCAAGCAATACCGCCTTTTGAAGACGTTTCTCAGTGAGCGGAAGGCTTTTCGCATGGTCGCGAGCGAAGGGCGCGCGGTGACCGAATTCAGTTCGCCAGACCCCAAGGCTATTGATGAAATGGTCGCGCTTAGCCGCATCATTGAAAACCCGGTATTAGCCGACGAGGAAGAGGAGGTCGCAGAATGAGCGCCGCAGACAAGAAGGGCGGTTTCCGGAACCCAATGGACTTTGTGCTCGCCGCAGAATCGCCCCCAGCGGCCTCGAACGAGCCAGTTGAGGCCAGCGGTGCAGGGGAGGGCCGCGAGGCTGCTGTGAGCCCCGGATTTCCCAAATTCCCCCGAAAACCGGCGACTCGCCCAGTCAACCTCCGAATGGACGAAGCTCTGTTTTGGGAAATAAGCGATTTTTCGAAGCTTTCCGGCATCCCGATAACCGAAATCGTCCAAGCCGGGGCGCGTGCCGAACTGGCAAGGCTGAAAAAGAAGCACGGCCACGAATGACCGCCCCCCTTGCAAGCCGCCTTTCAAAACGGTTGATGACAGGATGAGTCTCGACGCCCACGCGCGGGAGACCGTGCTAACCGACGGTTGTCCACAGCTCTCCGCGTGCGTTTTTTAAGACGTTTTTAAACCGTTTTTAAAAGGCTGGAAGCCTTACTGGGTAAGGCTTTGCGGGGTGCTATTGGGACAAGTTCCGGTCATTGGTGTACAAAACCCGGTCATAGGGGGACAAATTCCGGGCTCGCAAATTTTCTATTGGGACAATTTCCGGTCGTTATCCACAGCCAAAATTGAGCCGTAAGCCGTGGAAAACGTTGACGTTTTTCAGACTCCAAGGTACAAATGGGACATCGTACCTAACTTGTCCCATTTCATTGCCCATGACCCTGTCAGAAGTCATTGTCCCTGAGCCAGAAGTGATTGTCTCTGCGCTCGCGGAAACCCTTCCCGATGCATTACCTGCTACGGCGTCAGAGCGCCATGTCAATATGAGCAACGTCCTTACTCGTGCCGCACAAGGTCTGTCGCTGGCAGAGAAGCGCGTTGTGGCCTGCTGCATTTCGAAGATTGATAGCAAGCGCGTTCCGGACATGAATAAGCCTCTCGTAGCGCGAATTTCCGCGCTGGAATTCGCCGAGACGTTCCAGATTGACCCGACGACTGCCTACGAGGAACTGAAGGCGGCAGAGAGCACGCTTTCAGAGCGATGGATTCGCTACGAGAAGCCCGGCCCGAAAGGCCCAAAGCAGGAAAAAATGCGCTGGGTCGGCCGTGCGACGTATTCGAACGGAGAGGGCTATATCGAGATCGCTTTCTGGCATGAGGTTGTGCCGCACTTGGTGCTTTTGCGCGAGCAATTCACGTCATACAAGCTGTCTCAGGCCGCCGCGCTGCGTTCAGTGTTTTCCTGGCGGCTGCTGGAGCTAATCGCTCAGTTCAAGTCCACCGGGCTTCTCAGGATCGATATCGATGAGTTCGCGCACGCCATGGACGCGAGCGAAAGCTGCCGGAAGAACTTCAAGGACATGCGACGCCGGATTATTGAGCCCGCTGTGAAGGAACTGACAGAAAAGGACGGCTATAAAATCGAGTGGGATACCCGAAAAGCGGGCCGGAAGGTTATCGGGCTTGAGTTCCGGTTCGGAAACAGCGCTCAGCAGCACCTGTTTTGATCGGGAAATGTCCCAATAAGAATGATCGGAAATTGTCCCAATAGCGGTGATCGGAATTTGTCCCAATACCAGACCGCAGAAATTGGGCGCGAGCGAGCGGCAACATGAAGCTAAGTCATAGAGAGTGGACAATAGATTCTGTGCCAGAACGGAAAGGGCATCTTTGGCATGCGTGGGTAGAGGTTGAGCGCGGCCCATGGGAAGACGAGGATTCAGGGCAGATATTCAACTTTACGGATATCGGGTATTACGACACTGAGGTTGCCGCCAGAACGCGAGGGGTCGATTGGGCCAAAGCGTGGCTGGACTCAAACTACTGAGACGCGCGATGATTTACAAGGTGACCCCGCGGTTCCGGCTTGGCAGAGCACTGTCGCATCAGGAAGTCCAAACGGCTCAGTCAGCCACTGGCGACATGGTCGTGGTGAGTGAGGTGTCCGAGTACCTCAACCGATCCACGAGCATTGCGCGGTTTCAAATTCCAGAAATGAACGTGCGCCAGCCGTTTCCAGAGTTGCATGATGTGGCGTTATCGTGGATGGGGCCGAACGGGTTCGTGCTCACGGGGTTCGAGATAGTCTCTGGCATCGCCTACATGCAATCCTGGTGGTGTCGTTCACCCAGCAACTGAGAGGCGGCGATGGGCCTGAGAACGTGGAGCTATGAAGAACTGACGGCCGAGGTTGAGCGGCAGATCACCAAGTCGATGGCTGAAGTCGATAAGGAAATCAGTCAGAGCAGTAAGATCATGAAGCGCGATTGGGCGTTCGGCGCGTATTTCATGTGGCTGTCGCTGGTGGAATCCGAGGCGACGAGCGAAGACCGATTGAGAATAAAGGCGCTAATTAGACCGCTCGAATGATTGTGCCCTAATTTGTTGATAACTTAAATTATGTCAAATTTGAATAAAACATCATGACAGCAGCCATCATCGACACGCTCAAACTCGCGAAGCGCCTGCGCGAGACCATGGACCCAAAACAGGCCGATGCCATAGCCGAAGCGCTCAACGATGCGCTCGGCGATCACGTCGCGACCAAGGCTGATATCGACGCTGCCGAGGCTCGCCTGAGCAACAAGCTGTACGCGGTCGGCTTCACGCTCATTCTGGCGACCGGCGTCATGCAGCATTTCCTCAAATGATAGACCACGGGAAATACGACCGCCTCTGCACGATCGTGCGCGAGGAAGCTGGCGCGGCCGGCGCACTCGTCCTGGTGATCGACGGTGAGAAAGGATCTGGCTTTTCGGTGCAAGCCGACCTCGAAACGCAACTGCGGCTGCCTGACCTGCTTGAGGCGCTGGCGCGGCAAATATGGATGGATACCGCCGACCCACCCAGCTTCGCGGGACAGTAAAAAGGGCGAAGGAAAATGCACGCCGCAGGCCCCGCGCCCGGCGTGCATTTTTTTGTACAGCATTCTTCCCTAGACGCAGATTTATGGGGTATTATTCTTTTCACGCAGAAACGAGGAGCCGTGCCGTGAAGAGAAAAACCCCCGTAATGACTGAGCAAATCGATATCCAGGTTGGCGCTGGAACGTACACACGTCGCGCATGGGCCGATGGCACGGTGCAGTTCTACCGCCATGACAAGCGCCGCTCTTGCCTCGTCAAGCTGTGCAATCGCACGAACTCCCCGCTTATCGACCGAATCCGCGCGCAAATCAACCGCGAGGCCAAGTAACCATGAAGATACAGCCAGACGATTTGAAAAAGCTGAAGCACATGCTCGGCGCAACGGAAGACGTAAAGAAGCGCGACCGTGGATACCGGAACTATTACGCGACCAGCGGCGGCCCCGCCCATGAGGCCATGCAGCGCCTTGAGTTCGCGGGGCTGGCAGTAAAGGGCAAGACCTCGCCGAGCGGCATGATGTATTACCACGCGACCGAAGCCGGATGCGTTGTGGCTGGTCTGAATGCCAAGGAAATTAAGAGGGCATTTGAAGGATGAAGACGTTCGTAATCATTGCCACCAAGCGCGAGGCGCGCGGGGCGGTCACGCTTGAAATTGAGGCCCGCGTCACGGTCCCGGCAACTTCTCTTAGTGCCGCATACAAGACAGCCCGATCGATCCCTGAGCTAAAACACGCATACCTGAGACCCGAATAATTCGGGACCACAGAATAACGATAGAGGCCACGGGGCCTCACAACACGGCAGAAAGAGAATGAGTCAGGAAGACATTGCGCAGAACCATGAGGCTATGGATTGGGCGCTCAATAACAGGCCGCGCGAGGCCGCGCAGACGTTCGCAGAAGGTGATTGGGAGTATGGACCGGCGACTTGCACCGGGCGCGCTGCTAAGCCCGTGAAGGGCATTGCGCTGGAGGATGACTGCGGTGAGGGTTTGCCGCCCCTGCGTCGTGCCATGGGGCGGCATTTGTGCGTCGAGTGCCAGACGCTACTGGAGCGCGGCAGGCTGCGGCGGTAGTTTTGAGCAGCCCGTCACCAAGACGAGCAGTTCGGCATCCCAGTCCGAACGAACCTTGTGATCGATCCACAACTTATCCGCGACCTGCGACCCCGACCCGGCGAGCAGGTCGTTGTCATTCAGGAGTGCCTGAGACGGTTGCGGGATCATGGGCACGCACGGGACCGGAACTTCCTTCGTCACGGGCACGGTTTTAACGTCCATCAGCGGGGGAGCCGTCGGCGCAGCGCCGCACGCCCCCAGCAGCAGGCTACAAACCAGAACGCAAAATAGTGATTTCATCGTCGCAACTCCCTTCGTTCGTTGCTGCACGAGCCTGCAGCTTGGCAATCGTCCCGGCGTCCGCCGCCTGCTTCGCCTGCGCGGCGGCCAGAGCCAGCTTCGCAGTCGCCTGCACCGCGAGCGCGTCCTGCGCGGCTTGAGTGATCGAGTCACTCTGAGCGTTCAACTGCTTGACGAGATTCAGGTTGTCGGCGTTGACCGTCTCGGCTTGGCCTTGAATGGTCTCGAAGTTGGCCTTGTACTTCGCCTCGTCTGCTTCCGTGTCCTTGAGCTTGATGTACAGCATCAGCACGAACACAAGCGTCAAAACTAGGAGCACGAACACAACAATGTCCTTCCAATACTTCACGATCGCCGGCCAGCCAAGCGCGCGCAGACCGATTCCGAGCAGCGTCGTAACGCCACCGCCGATCAGCGCATGAAGCCAGTGAGAAACGATAAATCCCCAAATGATGCTCATTGATTACCCCTGTCATCAGGCTTACTAGGCCCCTCACCTTGCGCGCGCTTCGCGAGCGCGAACCCGATGGCGGGGATAAGCGTTGCGCAGCCTGCGGCGAACGCCCCGAAAAATGTCGCGAGGGCCGTTGAGAAGACCCCCACATCGAGCGTGTGGTGCATGAACTGGTAGAGGCCCCACGCTACGATCAAACCAATGCCGCCCATGCCGCCAATGGCGAAACTCAGACCGAAGGCAAACGCCAGAACACGGACCAAGTCATACGACTCACCATCGGATTCCGTGGTGATATGCCGCATAACCATCGCCAGACGCGGGAAGCGCGGAATTAACTGGTTGACGAATCCCCACATATCAGCACCCCAGTGACGTGCATGCCGCGGCGTAGAGCGCGAGGCGCTCAGGCATGTTGTTCGGCGTGGTGGGCGAATTCGGGTTTCCGCAGTTCACGTATTTGCAGATCGCCGTGAACTGCCTGGAATCGGCCAGCGCGTTCAAATTCCCGTTCGACCAGAACCACCCGGACACGAGCGCTGCGTTCGCTGGGATCTGCAGCAGTTCCGGATGCTCCAGAAGATCAAGGCTCAAGCCCATCATCGCGAGCGAGTAGTTCGAGCGGCCCGTCAGTTGAATGAGGCCCTGCCCCCGGAAGTTGTATCCGTCACCACTCGCCACCGGCCCATTGCCGTTTTCGTTGGCATAGGCCGTGTTCGCGATCTTCACAGGCTGGTGCGCGTATTGGTTCGCCAGGACGTTCGGCGCTCCGTTAATGGCAAACAGGTGCGGCCACGTGTCGGCGAGACCCTGAGCGCTGTAATTGAGATTCTCCTGAGCCGTCGTCAGGTATTCCGATTCGACGCCGATAGTCGCGAGGAAAGCAGCGAGGCGCAGCGGGGTATTGATCTGGTACGCGTCGCACGCGGCCTGGATGAAAGAAAGCCACTTGGCAGCGTTGGCTGAATTGGCTCCGCATCCCGCTTGGAGATTTGCAATAGACAGGATCATGATTTATCGGCCTTGCTATCGATGCGGCGATGCATTTCGGAGACCACTGTGCGGGTCTCCTGCGCGCTGGAATTTACGACTTCAATAAGCCGTTCAATCGTGGTGTTCAGGTTCGAGACGGCCTTCGTGAGCCCGTCATTTGTCACGTAGGTTTCAGCGACGTGGAGACGGTGAGAGGCGAGATTGTCACGGAGAGCGCTGAGTTGATTTGTGGAGTCGTTCCGCACGGTGTTGATCTGATTCGAGAAGTCCGTCCGAAGCGCAAGCATGGCGTTCTCGAAGTTCTTGTCCAGCGTCTCAGCCTTCGTTTGTTGCCGGTCCACTTCCTTTTGGAGGCGGGTAAAAAAATAAGCCCCCACGCCCATAACCGCAGTCAGGGCGAGGCAAACGTACGGCGATGAGGCGATCCAATCCATTTCAAGTTCCGGAAGCAAGTCGTCAAGGCAGGGCGCGATTGATCGGCGCCCTGCGGCTTGAATTACATGCTGACATCACGAATCAGCGTCCGAACCCTCATACGGTTCAATGCTTTTTTGGCAATGGCCGGACTGAATCAGATTGAGGATCTTGCAAATTAATTTGCAGCCAGAGCACGCGTCCGCATCCACGTTCTTACCGAATACGGACGACAGCGTTTCGCCGGGAGCGCCGAAGCGAGCCGTAGCAACAGGGCGCAGGATGAGGTTCAAGAGCGGGCCAGTGACCGTGTTGACGGACTGATCCAGAAGCAGGAGGAGGTTCCAGAGATATCGAGACATGGATGCACCTATGAGAGCCATAGGTGCATCCTCACGTCACGATTACGGCCAAACGATAGCTTGCACAGCAGCAACCGTCGTCGCTTCGGCGACCTGCGTTGCGAGATAAACGTTGGTTGCCATGCTGGCGAGAATGGCCTGCTTCGCATCGACGCCGACCTTCTGAATCTGCGGCGACGTGTGGTTCACAAACGCCCAATTTCCAGCCGCGTCTTCGCACCAGAACGGCGTAGTCCAGAGTTCCCACTGCGCCCCGCCGTCATTGACGATCCGACCGGCCGCCGTAGGCCACGCCGGGGCTGCCGAACCCGTCGGACCCGAAACCACGCACGTATAAAGCTGGCCGCCAGTAGCAACGATCTGCCCCGCCTCCAACACCGTATCGGCCATCCACGGCATGGCCGAACCGTTGGCGAGTAGCGCCGCGATGATCGAAGCAGAGAGGTTCTGTTGGTCCGTCGTCTTAGCCGGATAGGTGTACGGAGTTCCGAGCGCCGATGATTGGAACCCAGCGACGATGGCCGCTGCGCAGGCAGCCGACAAAACAGCGGATTGAGCCGCCTGCGCAGCAGCGAGCAACTCTGCTTCGTTCGGCGGAACAGGCGCGACAAGCACGCCGTTCTCCACCGTATAGCCTTGCGTCGAAATACACGTCTGCCATTGCGCTTCAGTGATGTCGATCGCATTGACGCCAGCCGGAACGGGACTATCAACCGAGTCGTAGTATGCCGTGATCGCGCCTTGCGCGTTATATGCTGCGGATTTTTGACCCATGATTAGTATCCGATTGCAAACCAAAGTGCCGACTGGGAGGCGGTATTGCAGTAAAGCGTCATACCGGTTTTGGAAGAAATAGAACTGAGTGATGCATAGGCAACCGTCGCCGAAGTAGACCCAAAAAGAGTGATCCCCGCGTTGAGGGTTGCATTCGTGAAGGCAATCGGGAATGTGACGGCGGTTCCGGTTGAGGCGACAGTCGACGTACCCCACTGAATAATTAAACCGCCAGGCAGTTTTTGATATCCGGTGGTACCTAAAGATGCAGCGAACAGCCCCGAGTTAGCCAACATTGCGCTGCCACCCGTAACGAACCATGACCCGCCGTTCCAGGTGAAATCAACTGTGTCTTGGGGTTGAACAATGACGTTAGCAGGGGTAAGGCCGCCGATATTAATTTTGTCACTGCCGACAGGAGTAACCGTCAGCGACTGCGCCCCTGCATTCAAAACGCTGATCTTGGAGCCCAACGGGAAAGCAGACGACCCAGCGGGAGGAAGATTGAATGCTAATGCGCTTGCACCATATGAATAAGCAACGCCTCCCATATGAGCCGCTGTCAATGCCGTATTGACATTGAACGAGAAGATCCCCGAGGCTTGCAGACCCTGCCGAACCATTGCGGCAGTGGTCGCCAGCTTCAGCGAGTTATCAAACTGGGGCGGGGACTGGTCGAGCAGTACATTGCCCGCCCCGTCACCTGAGAGAAGCGCAGCGAGTGCCGCGAGAACTGCTGAGCGAGTACCCATTATTTGGCTCCAATGAAGTCAGGTGCAGCCGGCAGCGCGACGCTAGGGAAGCCCTCCGAGGCCGGGAGATCGCGCAATGCCTTCCGGTACGCTCCGAGCGATGCGGCCTGCGCTTTCGTCAACGTGGTTGACGCGGCGAAAAGCGATTCGTCCTGGTGACGCGATACAAGCCAATCGCTCTCTGCGAGAGCCGCATTGCGTTGCACGCGCATCGACGCGGCGAGTTCATCGACAGTCTGCGGCGCAGGATCAACGAGAAGCGGCATGCCCTTGTCATCCAGCTTCATGCGCTTGCCAGCGGACTGCCCCTCAAGCAATTCGACGTGGTGTTCGTCATCGATAGCGACTGCGCCAGCGGGAATTGAATCACCGTGCCACTCGTCGCTATAGAAGCCGATGACAAAGCGATCGGCGTTAAGGTGTGCGTATTTTTGGCTCATGATATTTCCTTAATAGCCCAATGCGAACCATGGCGTTGCACCGACAGCACCGGGGCCTTGGGCAATAAGCGTAAATCCTGTTTTTCCGGTGTAATTCACCCCTACGGCCGTGGGAGTCGAAGTGGTTCCGCTCGACATTGGAGTGAAAGCCCCGCCCGTTAAAACAGTGGTTGGGAAGGCCAAAGGAAACGTTACTGAGACAAAGCCACCAGCCACCATGCTGCTGGAAACTCCCCACTGGAGAATTAGCCCGCTAGGGAGCTTCTGATAGCCGTTGGCAGTGACGGATGCAGCGAACGGACTAGAAGAACCAAGCTGCAAGGTCCCGCCAAATGCAATCCATTGCCCATTTCCGCCCTTCGCGATGAAGAACGAATCGCCAGACCTGATTGCTATAGCAGTCGAAGTGCCGCTATTCACCTGGAAAACGTCGGAACCAGAACAGGCGATCGTGACACCGCTGGCGTTGGTGTTATTCGACCAAAAGTAATATGCAGCCCCGAGAGGGACCGTCGAAGTGAGGGGAAGAGTAAATCCCATCGTGGCGGTTCCGTACGCAACGATCAGATTCCCTGCTTGCGCCGGACTAAGGACTTGGCTCGTGTTGTATTGCGGCTGATTCGAAAAGTTCCCAAGCGCACGCTGCACGAAAGCGTTCGTTGACAACTTCGTAGTTGCATCGAACTGGGCTGCGGTCACGCCGGTATCGCCGCCGACTAGGTTCATCGGGCCGATCATCGTCGCGCCGGAGGTCGTCACGGCGTTGGCGACCGTGAAGGATGCGAAGGCGATTACCTGGACTCCGTCGCCAACTTTAGCGCCAGTCGCCAGAACTACGTTCGCACCGTCGGTCGCCGTGAAGTCCGTCGCGCCGAGCGTCGATCCGTTCTGGATGACGAGGATGTTGCCGGGCGTGTACGAGCAGGCAAACGTGGTCTGTGCCGCCGTCGCCGTGAAGGTGTGGATAGCGAACGAGCTAGACGATGCAGCGCCCGCCAGAACGGTGTTCGTGCCGTCGCAGTAGACAATAACCGACTGCCCTTGCGGGATGGTCGCCGTCGTGCCAGCGCCACCGCAGCCCATCGTCAAACCGAACGCGCCAGTGGTTTCATTTGCAACCACGTACTGGCCGCCCTGCGCCGGGATGATGACCTCGATGGCCGCCGTCAGAGCGCCCTGCAATAGCAGAATCCCGTTGCCGTACTGCGCGGGCGTCAGGGCGACGTTTGCACCGCCGCCGACCGGGACAGGGATAACGCCGTTCTTCAGTTGGTATGCGAATGCCGTCGTCGCAATCTTCGTCGTCTGATCGCCGACAGGAGGCGTGGTCGAAGTAGATACGCCCGTAAGCTGGATATTCGAGAAGTCGTTCGTCGCGAGATAGACGTTCGTGCCGTCGCCGAAGATCTCAACGAACTTGCCCTGCGTCACGGCCACACCAGTCCCCGCCGCGGTCTTCACCGTCAGCGAGAACGCGCCAGTCGTGTTGTTTGCAACGATCCACTTGCCCGACGTGCTCGGCAGGATGACTGCAATGTTCGCCGTCAGACCGCCAGTGAAATTCAGGATGCCGTTACCAGCCTGCACGGCGCTCAGGGCCACGTTCGTGCCACCCGCGACGCTCAGCGCGAGCACGCCAGCAAGAGTGCCCTGCACAAACGCAGTCGTGGACAGCTTCAGCGAGTTGTCACCGAGCGGCGCGGTAGGCGCAGTCGGGGTTCCCTCAAATTCCGGGCTAAGCAGCGGCGCGAGACCGGTCGGAACGACACCCCCATCGAGGATGCTATTGATGGTGTTGTAAAGCCAGTTCGTGCGGTTCGCGAGATTCAGCGCGGCTTGGTTTGACAGCCCCTGATTCGCCGCGGTGTTCGGATTGGCGGGGTTGTATCCCTGCACCGGATCGGAAAGCTGAATCTGGTAGACCGTAAGGTCGTAATTATTAATTTCCGGAAGTACGGCAGCGGTCACGCTTCACCCCTTAGAAGGAAATGGTCCACGTACCGCTGAATGCGATATCGCTTGCAAAGTTGAGGGGCTGCGTGCGCGTCTTGCGCGCGTACAGGACGCCAGATTGAGTCAGAAGGCCGAATTCGGAAATCGCCATGCCGAATGCGGAAACGTCTGCCGAGCCCATCGCGAAAGAGAACTGGACCTGGTTGCTGGCCGGATAGCTCACGCCCGTAAGCGCGTTCGCGTATTGACCTGTCAGGCCCGTATTGCCGAAGACTGGCGCGGTCGCGTTCGTGCCGACGCCGAACTTGGTGACGGAGTTGTTCGCTACGTTTCCGCCGAGCAGCGCGGCGTGCGTGGGCTGCGAGCCGATAACGATCAGGTTGTTGTCGTCAACATGCTCAATGAGCTTGCCGCCGCGGCGAACGTCATAGACCAGCCTGCCGGTCGGCGGCTTCAGGGTGTCGTGAAGCGCGAAGCCCGCAAGGGCGCGCTTGATACGCTCATTAAGTTGCATGGTCAGACTGACCCTCTCTAGTAGATGAGGACCAGTCTCGCGTCACGACACATCGATTAGAGCGTGTCTACTTCCGTCGTTCCACTGTCATAGGTAGCGATTCCGTTATGCGTCCGGACGCCGTTATACGCGTAGTTGTATTGAATGCTCAGTACCATTCCATCCGTGTCGTCTGGCGGCACGAGCGCGTCCGCAAACGGCACCGACTTGACACTAATAACCGACATCGAATCCGTCGGCTGCGTCAGCGAGTCAGCGAACGGAGCGACTACTTCGATCATCGAGAACAAGTCCGTCGGTGGCGTCAGGCTATCGCTCAGGTTCGATCCGATCAGCGATAGGTCGCGCAGGTGTGCCCCGGCAGCGCGCAGCGTGTTGATGAGCGCTGTGATGGTTTGCGCGAACGTAGTCGGGTCTTGGCCGTTGATAATGTCGTAGCCATACTCAACGTCAAACAGCCCGTAGACGGGCGTCGAAACCGCGTCATAAAGGATAGCCCCGTTATGGATGAAGTCGGCGTTATAGACATTCCCCGTCACGCCTGGCAGCACCACGTCCGTAACGGTTGTGTCTTGGCCCGTGAACGTCGTAATGGCGAGTTCCATTGCGACGTTATTGCTCATCGGGCGAAGCACACTTGCAATGATGCGGGGACCGTATGCCGAATCCTCTTCGCCCGGGTTACGCGGGACTTTGTAATAGGTCCCCAGCACATCGAGCCAAATCGTATCGGCCGTAGTTGTGCTCATTTCCGCCGGCAGGTTCGCGATCTGCGCGGCAGCGAGTTCGAGTTCTGCAGCATTGCATTCGAGGTACGCCCACAACACGCTCGTGTAGGCATACATGGGCTGCGGCAGGTCGCTCGGAGTGACGCTCCCGGATGCGTCCAAAAGCGCAGCCGCAGAGATGCCAGCCATTGACGGCGCGAGGTATGGCGTGACGTAGCCCGGCTGTGCAGCGATATAGTTGACGAGTTGAGCAAACGTGTACTGAGTCAGGTCAATAGTCAGGTTCGCGCCGTAGCCGCCGTCGAGAACCTGCGTCGTCAGGACGCCATCCTGCACCTGCCACGACATCGGATAGACGTGGTTGAACGACATGGCGAGCACGCGTGCCGGGTCTTTGTTAAAGACGCGATTCAGGTAGCCAAGCAGGGTTTGTGTAAGCTGCATTTAGGTCCCCTGAGTCAGCGTGATCGTGCCCGGCATGTTCTTATTGCCGGTCTCCGCGAGCGTGTCGGTGAATGCCGAAACGTAGTTCGTCACTCCAGGGATGTTCATGGCGAGTTTGCTGATCTGAGCGGCCACCGCCGTTCCGACGGGGTCGGTTCCGGCGACAGTGCTCCCGCTATTGCCGATGGTCAGTCCTTGCAGATACGAGAAGATCGCGGCAGAAACAAGCGGCTGGATGTTGCTCCACACGTATCCCGGCGCGATTGTCACCGTGGCCGTCACCGGGAGCGGGACCTCAGTCGCGATAAAGACGTTCGTCTTTACGCCAGCGGCCTTATACCCCGGGATCTTCGTTCCCAGTGCATTCACGTAGCCCGCGATGACGTTGACCGCCTGCGCGAGCAGCGCTCCCGACGTGCCGCCCACGCCGTTGTGGATGTAGCAGTTGACAAGCGCTATCGGCTTTGTAGCGTCGTACGTGTATGGCTCGTCAATCAGCGATAGCGCGACCTTTTCCGTGATGTTCCCCATCGCATCCGTCAGATTGACGGTGGAGAGACCATAAGACAGAGCCGCGACGGTCCCGCGAGCGAGAGTCGAGATGTAATTATTGAAACGGATAAGCTGCTCGGCAGGCGTTTCCGCGTTCTGCCCATTGACAAACGAGTTCGCATTTACTGCGCCGACGAAACCGGTAGGTTGTGGCGACAGAGCGAAGGTCTGATTCTGCGGCAAATTGCCAGTCGAACCCGTGACCGTGCATGCAACCTGAATATTGACCGTCGTGCTTCCAGCCGGGATAACCACGTCCGCCGCGGACTGATAGACGTTGCTGCTCGTCCCGGTCGGCGTGAAGGCCGTGCCTGCCGAAACCAAGACAGCCGTCGGCTGCGAGGCGATCGTCACCTGCACAAGACCGGACGCTGACTGTGCCTGGAGTGCTGGGAAGTTAAACGAGTTGAACACCGCAACCGGGATGGCTTCCTGCAGCCCGTTGAACATTTGCTGGTAAAGCTCGTCAATCTCTGCGGCCGGCGCTTCCACGAGCGTGCGCGCGACGGCGCCGACGTTGTAGTCAGTAACCTTGCTCTGCGTCGCCTTCATCCGGTTCACCATCGAATTGACGATGGACGCAAAATTTTTCAACTGAAACATTCGAATTCCTTACGATGTCGTGGTTGATACCGGCACCGTTGTGCCAGCAACCGTTTCTGCTTGGACAACCGTCGCAATCACGGTCCCGGAAACAGTCGCTGTCGAGTCGGTCACGCTCGAAATGCGCGAGTCGGACGACACGGTCTGCTTCGCATAGCGGGCAGCGAGAAGCCCGGCAGTGGGGCCGTTCTTTGCGCCCAGCAAGCGGCGACCGAGGTAGCCGTAGCCGCCGTGATAGATCAGCTCACCTTGGTCGGTGTTGAGCGCGTTTTCGAGGGCTTGCGTGAGGTTGGCAACGCCAGATACGAGCGCAAAGTCACCGTTTTCTGTAATCGCGAAAGTGCCGTCCGGGTTCAGTAGCGCGTCCGTCTTGAATACGTCGTCCTGGTCGGTTGACGGGGGCGCCGTCGCCGCAGGGATTTTCAGGAATGAGCCATTCAGGACGACGCCAGTTACAACCGAGTCCGGATCGTCCGTCAGGTACGGCGGAATCAAGCCGTTCATCCCGATAAGGACAGCCCAATTCGACGCATCCCCCATGACGCGGGCGGCAAAGGTCTGAAGCGAGTCGCCGTTCTGCGTCTGGACGAATCGGTATCCGGTAAGCGGCGTATCGAAAATAGATGGCATCAGGTCACCGAAATACCGTTAGTGATCGAGGCCGCCAGCGTTGCGAGTTGCTGCGGAGTCAAGGCCGAGAGAACCGGGTCGGTGTAGAGGATGGTTTGGATGGCCTGCTGTGCAGCCGGACTCACCTGAATCGGAGGCGGGGTATTCGTGCCCATAACGTCGTAGAACGGGTTCGTGTCGTTCAACGTGTATTGGCTCTGCGGGGACGATCCCGGGACCGTAGACGAGCAGTTGCTCGCACCGTAGAGGCCCGTGTAGACGGGATAGGTCTGCCCTTGCGCGATAGCGTTGGCGAAGACGCAGGACACGTCCGAAAAAGCCGCCTGCACCTGCATAAGGCTTCCGGTCACGTTCGCTGCATTGGACGTTACTGAGGCCAGCGTCGCGAACATGTTGAAACCGACTTGCGCGATCGACTGAGCCACGCCAGTAACGAGACTCACCAGCGCGGCCGGGGTCTCTACAATCGCGACTGCCATATTGAAGACTGAGCAGGCCGTCTGCATGAAAGCCGTGATCGGCGCAAGGATGTCAGCCTGAATAAAGTTGACAGCCGAGGAGATGGCCCCGGCGATCTGTTTGACGGCGGCAACCACGCTCTGCAGGCCCAGCGATTGAATGAGGCCCGACAGCCAGCCACCTGAGCCCTGACCTGGAGCCGGATTGTCGCCGAGTCCGATCATCGAAATTTGGTACATGCACAGCAGCGGCCGCGAGCGCGAGCGGCGCAGCGTGAAGTTCATCGGAATAACAACGTCGATGGTCGAGTTGAGCGCGTCCGTGAAAATCAGTTGCACGAGGTTCGGGTCGAGACCCTTCTGCATCGCCTGGTTGCGAAGCGAGTGCCAGTTCGTGAATGAGGCCGCGCGAAGCTGCTGAAAGAACGCCATGCCGTCAACGCCATTGAACCCGCGCCAACCGGTATTCCCGCTTATATTGATCTGCGTCAGGCCCGCCCCGAACTCGTCCGCGAACGCCCCGCCGAGGGTCTGCTGCACCGACACGCGAGACATTTCCGTGCGAGTCAGTTCTTCCGGGCGGATGTTCAGAGGAAGCACTACCGGGGACGCGCCAGTCGATAGGTCGTCAAGCGTGAAGCTGATAGGGCAATCGCCCGGCTTCTGCGAGGGGGGCGGATTCAGCGCCTGCAACGCGGCCGGGATGGACGGCATTGCAAACGAGAGAGGGACGAATGGCGTGCTCATGCAACGAGCATGGCGTCACGACGATCTAAAAATACCTCTTGACTTTCTGCTTGGTGCGCATATTATTGCGATCGCGCTTCAACCAACTACAGAATCGGGGAAATAGTGAAAAAGCTCATCGTTGCGGCCATCTTGGTCGTCGCATCTTTCGCCGCTCACGCGGACGAACTCGCCCGGGCGGTTGCGGCGCAAACCAAGGCCGTTTCGAATGTCCAGTCAGGAAGCGCGAAGGCCGAGAACGCACCAGCCGTATCCGACTTCATTCACACGCAAGCGTCGCTGTTGATTCAGGAGGCGTTTGCCACTTGGTTCCAAAAGGCGCAGGCGGCTGGAATCAAGTTCAGCGTCGTTAAGTTTTCGGGGGATGCGCCCGTAACAAAGTCTGCGTACGGCGGCAAGCTGGTGTACCTGAATCACATGTGTAGGGCATCAGGGTGCGTTTATGCGCGAGCGCAGCCGTCAGGAATGAGCGAGCCGATTGATATTGAGATTTCATATCAAGGGTCCAACGATTACACCGACTACTCTCGCCAAACTGCCATGGATAACCTGTGTGTCGTCTTTGGTGGAGACACGGCCTACAACGGGTATTGCGGCGACCTTTTGGATAAGTCAAAGCGCGCGGCTAATATCGACACGATGGTAGCGAATTTAAACAAATATCTTGCCAAGAAGATCGGCGCAGAAGCGGGTAGCTAAACGTCTGTCGAACATATAAAAGGCCCCTTCGCACGCGGGGCCTTTTTCATTACGTCCCCGCGATAGGCGGACTTGTCGGCGAGCCGGGCGATTCTGACGTGTGCTCGTGGTTGATCTGCGAAACGTTGCCTGCGACTTGGTCCCCGGTTGAGGTAATCGTCCCGGTAACGCCAATGTCGCCGGTCAGGCTCATTGTGTTTCCTGAGCCTCCAGACCCCTCCATTCCCTCCGTGAAGGTAAGCAGGCCATTGACCGTGAGCGGCCCGTTGTGAGTCGTTCCTGCGCTCGCGTTGACCGTTACCGCGCCTTCAGACGTAACCTCAGTTGTTCCGTCCACCGTCACGTTGGCGTTGCCCTTCGTGTTGACAGTCAGGTTCCCGTTGTGCTCGATGTTGATGTTCCCGCTAGGATCGACCTGGATATTCGCAACCACCGCGCCGGCATTCGCCACCGTCAGGTTGACCCATGGAGCGGCAGCCTTGTTCTGCTTGATGGCCCACGACTGATCTACGTCCTGATTCGTCAGGTCCTCGTGAGCAGGCGATGCACCCACGCGAAAGTAGGTGCCGCTGGGGTGAGACCATTCATGGTCGCCATTCCCGCTAGTCGTGCTGTACACGTCCGAGGCATGGCGATTGATGCGGAAATTGTCCCGCTTAAATGTCAACTGAGTAAGCTGCGGCAGCAGGAAGCCCATGCAGATAGGCATGCCGTCCACATTCCAGACGATAGCGCGAATATACCGCGCTGCCTGCTGAATGATTGGCAGCGTCCAGCGCGTGTCGTCCACCGGCAGGCCAATCTCTGGCAGATCCACGATGCCCGTGTCTGAACTGCCCGTGTGAGCGGCGCACTGCACGTTTGTCAGCCGGTCGCCCGTCTTCGGCATAAGCACGTCGATACTGTTCCCTTCCGGGTAGACGGCAACTACGATGCCAAGCGCTTGCCCCTGCATTACTGGCTCCCTGGCGTCAGCATTTCGGAAAAGTACGGCGACCCGCTGCTTTGCGCAGCCGTTATGCGGTCGATGAAGTTAGTGCCTCGCTCGTAGTCAACTTCTGTGAAGTAGTTTCCGAACGGCTCGTACGTGTGCACCACCGAATGGGCGTAATGCAGCGACTGGATCTGGTCGCCATAGTTGATCTGCACGTACGTCCCGGCGCGAATCTTTTCATGGCCCTCAAGATGCATCGCGCCGCTCTCCAGAACGACGTTGTCCTGATTGAGGGTCGTCAGGAGATTGCGGCGATTGTCGATCCACGTGAGGAAGGCATTTTGATTCGCCCAGCGCGCATCGCCAGCCGGCGTCCCGTTGCCAGCATTGGTCTCGGTCGCACCGCCCTGCTGCGTGGACACTTCCATCTTGCGAAGGCCGTATAGCAGCGGGTTGACGTTTTGATAGTTCTGGATGTAGTACGGCGTCGCGCCCTGCTGCGATGCGTACGTTGCGAACATTTTTGTCAGATCGTCATAATTCATGGTGAACCGCGGCGCATCTACCCAAAAGTAGTTTGCTACCCCTGCGTCCGAACGGCGCGCGCTAATGGATATGATCGAGTTGACGCCAATAGATACACAATTCGCCGTCGGGGCAAAGTCGCTAGACGGATCTATGCCGCTCGTTACCGACGACTGAATGGGTTGAAGCGTAAGCCGCTGTGCCGCATCCAAGAACGGGGTAGGACGATAGACGGCATACGGACCAGCAGGTCCCCATACGCCTGCATCGCGATCCTCAATAAAGAACTCGTTGAAGGGCCCGAGGTCGAGATACTGTTCGAGAAGCTGCTGCACCGTCCCGTTATTGAATGCTCCAAGCTGCACCGAGACGAGCGCATCGGGGACTTGAATGTCGGTCGCAACCTCTGCCAGCGCGGTGCCGGAAGTCGCGCCCGCCTGCTGCATGCCAGCGATATACGGGTTGACGATCAAGTCGAAGACGGCTTGAACGAAGGCCGTCGTAGTCTGCACATTAAGTTCGGGCCCATACTTCGAAAACAGCGGGAAACTCGAAATAAGGTTCGCCACGTCGGGCGTCGCGGGCATGTTGAAAATCTGGATAATCTGCAGAATCTTATGGTAGTCGTGGCCGGTCACGTGAATCGTGCGGCGCGGCTTTCCATCAGCCCCCATGCTCTGGTCGCGCTGAATGTCAGCCACGAAACCGCGCATCATGACTGGCAGCTTCTGCCCGGTCGCTCCCGAATATTTGTAGGAGTCGCCAGCAAAGCGAATCTCAATCATGTCCATCGGCTCAATAAGCGCGTAGAGCGTGTCCTTCAGCCCATTCATGACCTGATCGACAAACGAAATAGAGAACGCGCCAGCAGAAGCGCGCACGGACTTCTGCACGCGCACGACGGAGCCTTCGCCGAGCCATGTCGTGAGGTCGTAAATGTTCTTTGCCGAATCAGATTGACTCGGCGGCCCAGCCAGCGATGACTGGCTCTGCGTCGCATTGACTTGAGCGCTTCCGGTCGCGCTCGTGCGCGTCACCACCTTATGCAGCAGAACCTGAATGTTCGGCTTGCGAATTTTTACTTTCATGCTTAGGCCGGAATTTGAATGATTGTCGGGGTCTGCGTGCCAGAGGCGGACGGCTTCGAAACCTTTGTGCTGAGCGTCTTTGTCTTCGTTGCGCCTCCCGGCGTGGTGACGCTCTGCTGCAGAGTGATGTTGATGTCACCACCGCCAAATCCGTACGGAGCACCGCTCCCAGCGGCAGAGCCAACCTTCGATGCGGAAGCCGCTGCGGAGGCATCTGCGGCAGACGTGGACCGGTCCTTTGCGGGAATCTTTGCCGCCGGCTCTGCAACAATCGTCATGTCATCAGGAGCAGGCTTCGGTTTCTTTTCGGCGGTCTCTGCGACAATCGTCATGTCGTCGGGAGCCGGCTTCGGTTGCTTTTCGGCGGGCTCAGAAACGATCGTCATATCGTCGGGAGCGGGCTTCGGTTGCTTCGAGGTAGGTTCTTCAGCAATCGACATATCGGGATGAAATCCCTTCGTAGAGAGCCGCCCCATTCCAGCGCCAACGCCCGCGTTGACCTGGTCGTCCGAGTAAGGCATCTTTCCGTTCTCGGCCCGGATCATCCCCTTCATAAGCGCAGCCACGACTTTTGGATCGTCAAGATTCGGAACGTCGCCAGCCTTCAGGCCCGTCGCTCCCGTCATAAGCTTGGTGTAATTGGCGATCATTTCCGGCGTGTTGCCGGTACGTGCGCCGCCCGTCCACTTGTCCTGGATCTGCGCGAGCGTCAGGCCGCGATAGCCGCTCTCCAGATTGGACGTCGCCTTAGCGATGCCGACCGTCGGGTCCGAATAAACGTCCTCTTGGCCTTTGTGAAGCATGTTCAGAGGGTTATTGCTGCGAATGCCAAGCGGGTCGCCTGAGCCGTCTTGCCCCTGACCCTTCAGCCAATTGAGACCGCCCGCCGTCGCGTCAACGGCCTTGTCCCACCAAGTGCCACCGGTCGCCGTATGCAAGCCGTCGCCACCGCGCGTAATCTTCCCGGCGCTACCCATGTCCCTCACTACGGTTGATCCCGCAGGAAGTGACTCGCCCATGGCGGACTTCGGCGGACCAATCAAAGACGGATCGGCAATGTTGACGCCAGGGATCTTGTTCGCCATGGCGAGGATGCCTTCCATCATCGCCTGGGTGTACGGGATCAGCTTCTCGCCGACCATCGTCTTCATGTCGGAAATGTTCGCGTCGATCGTGCGCTGGGTCGAACCGGCGTCATCCTCTTGGCCCTTTCCAGCCATGACGCGCACCAGTTCGCTGCGGAACTTCTCGAAGTCACCACTCTTCTCTGCGCGATCGAGCGAAGACAGGTCCGACTCACTCATGTCTTTGCGGTTGCGGATGGCGTCCGGGCCCTTCCTGTAGAGGTCATCGACGCCCTGGAAGTCCGTCGTCTTCGAGATGCCCGCAAGCGCTTGAATTCCGCCCTCGCGAACGTCTTTAAGATCAATCCCCGCGTTCTTCAACAGCATCGAAATGCCGCTATGGTCCGAGTCGCTCATGTTCATGAACGAGGCCGTGTCGGCATACGACTTCAGGCCGAAATAGTTCTTCTCGGCATCAAGCTCCATCTCGGCGCCGTACCGGCCACGACCGGCGTAAGCATTGTCGAACGCGCCACGAATTACCGAGAAGTTGGTCCCCTCCGGGCCCTTGTTCTGAGTCTCCCAGTCCTTGGACCCGTGTTGCGACATGTAGCCGTTGATATCCCGGTTATCGAGCCCGTTGCTAAAGAGTCCACCCTCTGCACGCATCGCCGCGCGAATCGGATCGAGCGAGCCGAACGCCTGCATCGTGAAGTTGCGCGATGCCTCAGAACCGCCCATTTGCTGCATGGACGCGTTCGCCTGACCGAGGATTGAAGAGGCATGGTCTGCCGTCATGCCATCTACGCCAAGCATTGACGAGTAGGCGTTCCCGAAGCGATTGAGGTCAACCACCCCGGAATTGAACCGGTTCTGTTGCGCCGCGAATCCCTGCATCGCCTGCATAACTTCAGACGGGGTCGCCTTTCCCTGCGTATTGACGATTGCTTCGGCGAGCGTGGCCGCCAGTTCTTTATTGTTCTGGTGCGCGTCCATGCGCTGCATGCCCGCCGTGAAGGCGACGCCCTGCCCCGGCTGCAGGCCGTATGCGCGAGCGATATCAACACCGGAACGCGTTGCGCCAGCCAACTCGTCGGGCGTGCGGTATGCACCCCCGCTCGCGGAGTTCGCAAGCTGCTCCATCTTGACGAATTCGCCATTCGCCATTCCGAGGTCCCGCGCGGCTACCCAAGACGCGTCACTCAAACCCTTGAACGACACGCCGAGGTCGCCCAAAGAGCGCTTCAGCAAGTCCAGATCGAGGTTGCGGTCCTTCGCCTGGTCGATGCCCTCAGAGACGGCCTTCCCAGCCATCGCAGCGGCCGCGATAAGGCCACCGCCGACTAACCCAGCGGCAGCGCCTCCGAGGCCACCCAGCAGGCCGCCAACCTCCATGCCAGTGCCTGCGCCTTGGATGCCCTCTTGAAGCATGCCACCAACCGGGCCGCCGACACCGCCGCTGAATGCGCCCGCCGTGCGTCCGGCCATCCCGCGACCGTACCGGCGCGCACCGCGACCGAATCCGCCGCCGCGACTGCCCTCGTCTTCACCAGCGGGCGGCCGGCGACCACCGCTACCGCCGCCAGAACCACCGCTGCCGCCGCTGGCTGGCGGCTTGGCCGGGGGCGCGGGCGGCACGATGTTGCCGTCGCCATCTACATCATTCGATAGGGTCGGGTCGAGCGACGTGCCACGCACCGTATGCATGAAGGCGCGATCGCGCATGCGCTGCGCCGCTCGCGGGTCGGTTGAAGTCTTCGACCAATCGATTTGCGAGATATGGAGATCACTCTGCCCCGAGTTTTTCAGGGCGTTGCGCACCTGAGCGGAGAGCGCCAGAGTCTGCTTGAACTGCTTGTTGATGAGGTCAAGGTCGCGCGCCATGTTCTTCACGTCCGTCGGCTCGAATTTGAGCTTCTGGTTCGCGGCCACGGCAGAGCCAAGTTTGTTCATAGACGCAGTGATCTTTTGAATCGCCTGGTCAACTCCACCCGCATTTGCTCCTACACCAATTTTTACTTCAGGCATGCTCGCTCCTTTGATGCCCTAATGCTCACGTCACGAAAGCAAAAAGCCCCGGGGATACCGGGGCTTCTTTACTCTTCCGGACCCCAGTCGCCGGGGTCTTCCGTGGGCTGGGTACCGCCTGCTGCAGCCGCCGCCGCTGCCTCTTCCGCCTCTGCTTCGCGCTCAATTTGCGCGAGGTAGTCGCTTGCGGCGTTTTCATCGTCGTCATCGAACTCTTCGCCCGTCTTCCCCTCCTGGTAGTGGTATGCCCACCATTCGGCTTCAATCTCACCGTCAGTCATGGCGAGGAAGCGCGGGTCGGTTGGCGCGAGGTTATATTTCGCGCGAAACCAGAGTTCGTAACTATTCGCTAACTCCCGCCCCCGCGCCTTCGCTTCCCTTCGCTGGTTCGGAACGAAAAGACTGCTCCTTTGCACGGAGAGCGCCGAAAACTTTCATGATCTTCTCTTCGAAGTCATCGTCCATCAGCGGGTCCATCGCTTCCAGGTTGAACGTCTCAGGAGCGCTAACCAGCAGCGTCTGGAGCGTAACGAGCCCCAGCCCTCCGAGGTCGCCTACCCTGCCGTCTGCCAAGTAGTTGCCTTCCGTCAGCACGTTGTAACGCGAGCGGATCTTGTACACGTCCTCTTTCGTGCGGCGGCCAAAGACGAAGCGGCCGAAGCCCTCTACGTCCACATTAAAATCGTCTGTCTTCGCGGTGCGCATTCTCATGCCTCAAATAAAACCGACCGCCTAAAGGCGGCCGGGGACTTCGATTAGGCGACGGTGCCGGTACGGTCGAGGGCGAGCAGTTGACCGTGCTGCATAACGATCGCGTGCTTCGTTACTTCCAGCGAGCCGGAAGCGTACGAACACCCGATGTAGTTGGCGAGCAAAGAGCCGTCGTCCTTCGAGTAGATTTCGATGTTGAACACAATGCCGAGCAGCACTGCATCACCGTTCTCAGGGGCGATACCTGCTTTGACCATCGCGCCCTTGTTCATGACCATGACGGACACACTCAGCGAGTGACGTGCGATGGTCGGCACGTTCTCCTGTACGTGGATGTCACCGATGCCGCTCGCCGGTTCCGGCGCATAGTCATCATTGGCCGATACCGACTGCAGCATCCCGACTTGGACGCCGCCGAAGGTGATGATGATCCGGTTACCAGACCGAACCTGCAGGTTGGTCTGCCCGTTCACAACTGCGTTGTTTGCCATGTTCGGCTATCCCTTATGCCGACGCGGTGCCAGTGAACGGCACGGCGAAGACGGTGACTGAAATGTAGTTCGCCGGCAGAACAGGCGAGCACTGGAAAGACACAGCGATCGCGGTCCCAGCAGCGGACGCGACGATGTTCTTGTAGGGAGGGTTGTCGGCGTCACCAGCGAGCACGCCCGGTCCTTGCGGATCGGGAACGGCGAGCGCCTTGAGGTTCGTTTCAACCAGCGTCGCAGCGCGGCCCAATGCAATCGGCGTGATCTTCGCGCCGCGGAGCGGGTCCAGAATTTCGCGCGACGTGCGGCACGTGTAGTCCAGCGCCCAGCCCACCGACTGTTCGACCTTGTCGTAGTTGTCATTGACAAGCCACGTCGAGATGGACTGCACGACCATGTAGCCGGTCTTCGCCTTCACCAACGGAATCACGCCAGCCTGAAGCAGCGGATCGGTATCCGTCGGGACGTTCAGATAGCGCTCCAGGCCAGAGAAAGCCATGGCCTTGTTGGTCATGGCAGTGCCCGGCGAAACGCCAGAGAACGCGCCAGCAATCGCAGCGGCCGTCAGGTACGGCGAGTACAACTGAAGGCCAGTCAGAGTGCCGGTCAGGTCGTAATCGTAGTAGCCCAAGTGGACCAGTGAAGTGCGGTCCGAATTCAGGTTGAATGCGAACGCGATCGCTTCGGCATCCGTTGTGTTCAGAGCCGATCCAACGATTGCGCGACGCTCCATGCCGCCTACCGTGCTCATGAACTGCACGTGCGCATCCACCATCGCCCACACGTCCGGGTCAGCCGTAATCGGCGTGAGCCACTGCACGTCGCTGGCTTGCAGCACGTTCAAAGCCGAGTCGTAATCCGCAGCAGTGGTAATGCCATCCGAGCCGCCCTTCAGGTACGTGAAGGGAATCGAAGTCGGGAGAAGGCCGGAATACCCCGGGGCATACGTAGCCGTGATAAGCGGCTGCGAGAAGCCATTGAGCGAATTCATCCAGTTCATAAGCTGGTTGAGGTTCGCCGTAACTTCGACGCCGTTCGGGTTCGGGCCCGTGACCAGTACGCTTGCCGCCGTGATGGAATCGAGACCGTTGAGAGACGGGGCATTGATCGATCCACCATTTACGACGGCGTCGAAGCCCGCGATCGTGTTGATGTAATCGACAAGCTGGCCGACAGTCGGGTAGGTCGCGAGCGGGATCGTTGCAACCACGGTTCCGGCCGGGGCCTGAAGAACAACCGTCGTCGGCGTGATCGTCATTTCAGCCGACGCAGCGCCACCCGTGTACGCGACCGAGAACGGGTTTGCGTACAAGTTATCGGTCGAGTACGAAGCCGCACCAAGCGCAACGGTCGCACCGAGACCTTTAACCGAACCCGGATCAACCGTGAGCTTGATTTGTGCCGTGCGCAGGCCCCAGTCAGCCGACGCAACATTGATCAACGCAGCGCTGTTCGTGTCAACCAGTTGGAGGGTCGATTGAGTGGCCGGGTTGACGCGGATAACGTCAACAGTCGCCGGGCCGCCCGTCTCGTTGCTCGCACTGAAAGCCTTCATTGCGGCCGTCAGAAGCTCGCCGGATACCAGCACGGCTTCTGCTTCGTCCGGGCTTCCGAAGGACAGCACAACGCCGGGCTCGCCACCGGTCGATTGACCGAGATAGCAAGTGGTGTTGCCGACGTTCGCATTGGTCGGAGCCAGTGCGCTGTCGTTTACAGCCGACATAGTGGCCGGAGTAATCCACTCGCGACCGTTGAAAAAGTAGGACATGACGCTCCTTTAAGCGGATTACTGCGTGATGGGCTTGCTTGCGAAAGCCGCGAAGCGAGCCTGGTAATTGGCCGGCAGATCGCGGAATTTCTTCGCCCGCTTTTCCGAGTGAACCCAGCCGTGAATCAGCGCAACGCGCTTATCCGAAGCCGAGAGGCGGGTTGCAAAGTGCTCAAGAGAGACCTTGAAAGCGCCCGGTTTCGCGTGAGCGGCGGTCGAAGTCGTGTCGGCTGCCGTGGCTGCTGCAACGGCGGGCTCTGCTGCTGTTTCGTTGGTCGGCGTGTCGATAGCCATGTCGATTCCTTTTCAGTTGATTGATTGGCGCTTCACGCCGTCGAGTTTTGTGTTGCTGAAAAAACTGCTTCGCCGTCCACGGTGATTTCGGTAACGACGGGCACTTCGTCCGTGATGTATGCGGGCGCGAGACACGAAAAGCTGCACACCGTCGAGAAGACGGGAGCCGGGTATTCGCCTGATACGTAGTCCTGATCGGATTGGTTGATATCAATGCGAGACATGCCGAGACCGCCAAACACCGGCAGGTTCGCAATCACCAAGCGGCGCATGGCCTTGCGGATCGCAATGCGTTCGTCGGCGTTCTTGGACCAACCGACAATGGCGAGAACCGTGTTTGCAATCCAGCCTTCGCCCTCTTTCCACATGCCGGTCGCTGGGTCCCAGTCGTCATCGCCGATCGATTCGCCGATGGCGCGCTCAGCAGGGCCGTCACTCGTCACGTGGACGCTAACCATCGGCCAGCGCGTGTCTTCGAAAGCAGGCGGCGCATTGAGCACCGGGATTTGCTTCGTAAGCGGAGTGAGCGTGCCGCGTAATACCTCCACGGCCATGCCCTTTTCCATGCGGTCACGGACAATCGTCAGGGCGTCTACAGACTGATCGCCGTAGATGGCGTTCGGCGTTGCCGTGAATACAGCGCTGGGGGTCCAGTTCTCGCCGTCGAACGTCGAGTAGAGGCAGTACGAATATTCCGTACCGTTCACCAAGGCGAAAACGTCTACGCAGTACGTCGCCTGATCGCCCGTGTAAATCACCATCGAGAGCGGATCAGTCGGGCCAGCGAAAACGCCGGTCTGATTGCGCATAAGACGCCATTGAATGGACCCGCTCTCAGGGTCCATGATGACCTTGAGAGCATTCCCTACCGGCAGTGGAAGCGCTTGATTTCCGAGCATGGCTTAATGCTCGCGTCACGACCCGGACGTGACGACATGCTCATTGCATGGCCGATACCTCTTTCCAAATCTCGCTTCAGTTGCCGTCTGTTGACCAGCTAGTCAAAGTGATCAATGGCGCGACATTCCCGCTCGCCGCGCAGGCCGTCCGAGCCATCGCCAGCGAGACCGCATTCCGCTGGAAAGAGTCGGTTGCGCGCGCTCGCCTATGGCAGGGAGAAAAGGCCCCGTACATCCAGTCGATCAAGGTCCGGATGCTTGACGACTTGAACGCCGAGGTCTACAGCGACTACAAGTTCGCGCAGGAAATTGAGGAGGGACGCCCCCCGAAGGATCTGAAGTTGATGCTCAACACGAGCACGAAGGTCCGCATATCGCAGAAAGGTCGGCGCTTCCTTGTGATCCCGATGCGCCAGAACACGCCCGGCAATGACGCGCTCGCGCCCGCGATGCCCATGAGCGTCTACGAGTTAGCCAAAGAGATGATTCCGTCCGAGGTCACTGGCATTGGCGCGCGGCAGTCGGGCGAGAACGTGATCCTCTCGCCGACGAGCGGCATGTCTTCCAATCCCGTTCAGAATCCGTTCCTCTCGAACATCGCATCAAAGAAGACGTTCATGGTCGCCAAGGCGAACTACCAATGGGGCGGGAAACTGTCGCGCGCAGACCTGAAGGCGGCCGGACTATCGGCGCAAGAGCAGAGGCGCTTTTCGGGAATGGTGCGCATGAAGGAATCGTCGGGCGGAAGCTCGTATTTGACGTTCCGCGTGATGGCCGAAGGATCGGCTGGATGGATTACGAAGCCCGTGCCTGGCAAGCACATCGCGCAGAAGGTCGCCCAGCAAATGCAGCCTCTCGCGACCGCGGCGATCGGAGAGGCCATGAAGCGGATGTCGGAAGGCTAACGGCTGAAGAGGTCCCAGTCGCGCAGAACGACCTTACGCGGCAGTTGCAAGCCCTGTTGAAAATTCCGGTTCGTCGGGTACATGCCCCAGCAGTAGTAATCGAGCATTTTCGTGCCCGTAATCGTGTACTGCGTACCAGCAGGCGGGGCCACGGGGGAAGCGCTCCAGTTGATCGTTCCGTCCGGATTCACCGTCGGCAGGTCGCCGATAAGCAGCGCGCCATCGTTAATCCAGAAGACTTTCGTGAGGCCAATCACGCTCGTCCACAGCTTCTCCAGGGGGCTCCCTGCGGTAAGGACGAGGCTGAATACCTGCTGTGTGTTCAGAGCGGTCACGCGGTCCCACTGCCCCATGCTATAGATCGGCGTGGCCTGCGGAATCGTGAGCACGAGGTCGCCAGTCTCATACTGGCCGGAAGCCATCCAAGCCTTTTGGGAGTTCTGGCCGGCGAGCGCGGCCACGCCGTTGACCGGCGTCGCCGGATAAATCTTTCCCTTACCCAGGCAAATCGGGCACGCGGGATCGGCTTGGCCTGAGTACGGGTCCGCGCATGGGCATGCAGCCGATTGATACCAAGCGTATTGCTGCCCGACCTGCCCGCTCTGACCAAGGAACTGGTTGAACGCGCCTACACTGAATGACATTCCCATGGCTTATCCCAGTACGCTGCCGTTGATGCCGTGGATGGACGTGAACAGGCCGCCGTTCGAGCCCTTGGGTCCGAACAGTGTCTCGTTGATGTCGTCCTGCCACGCCTTGTAATTGAACGAATTCGATTGAGAGAGGCCGTCCGCCGAGATAGATGCGGACTGCGGCAGCATCATCATCTTCAGGATCTTCGAGATGGCGATGCGCTTGACCACGTCAACAAGATCGTCCCAGTGCTGCGCGAAGCTCGTCACCACCTGGCCGCTCGAATTCGAGAGGCCGCACGAGTAGCGAACTTGAATTGCCTGGGGATACGTAATCGATCCGGCCATCGCGACGAGAGCGAAAGCGCCGACGGGAGTTGTCGCTGCGGCGGTTGTCGGAACCAGATTCAGGTCGCCGTTTTTCCGGTCAATGCGAATCCACTCGCCGGGAACCGTGTAGTTCTGTAGGAAGGGTGCCGGGAACGCGATAGTCACCGAATTGACCTGCTGGACCGGGCGATATGGCAGGCGCATCAAGCCCCAGCGATCGCCCTGGAACAGTGCCGGGTCATAGTCGAAGCCAGCGATTGTGATGTAGCGCGTGCCAGCGGCTTCGAGCGCGGCGATCTCAGCATCCGTAGCCAAATCCGGGATGACCTGCACGGTGCTGAAGAACGTTTTTAGCAGGCGTTCGCACTCGGTTTCAGCGGCGACGAGTTTGTCCCACACCATCGAGTCAGTCAGCGCGGCCATGTTGATGTAGTTTGCGGGGCCAAGTCCAAGCTGTGCGCGCAAGTCAAGCACTGCGGCTGCTTGGTCTGGGAAAAGTGCGGTTGTTTGTTGCGAGGCCATGAGCCCTCCTTTGGTGACCAAAGAATGCAGTCACGAACAAAAAAAGCCCGGCAGAACCGGGCTTTCGTGGGCGCGAGAGGCGCTTAGGCTTGTTGCTTGGCTTGAGCGGCAGCGTTAGCCTGCTCAGCGGCTTGGCGCTCAGCTTCGGCGGTCGCAGCGGCGGCTGCGGCTACTGCCGGGTCAGGGACCGGGTCGGCGGGTTGCTTCGGCGCGACGGGAGGGACTGGCGGGACTGGCGCAGCCGCTTTCACAGCGACGTAGCTTGGGATGCTCAGAAAGTAGTCCGCCTGCTCTTGCGAGATTTCCTCGCTCAGCATGCCTTTTGCGACTTTCGAGAAAGCAACGCCGTTGATGAGCGTGCTTGCGTTTTTGCTGCGATTCAGAACTTGGGGCATATGGACTCCACGATTTCCTGTCTATAAAGAAGAGGCCCGCAGGCCCCTTCTTCTTCACAAGCAGACTTCAGCGCGCGCTAAATTACGCGTTGCCGAACGGCTGCCATTGCTGGCTGTTGGTCACGATGTTTTTCACGAGCACGTGCTGATTGCGCTTCGAGATACGCAGGTAACCGCAAATCATCTGCAGCCACGGGATGATCGGCGAGTTCACTGCCGCCATCGGGATCTTCATCATCGGCAGATACTGGCGCCATGCGATCGCATGGTCCGTTTCCGACAGATTCAGAATGTAGCCGTTGGTCGAACCCGGGATGTCCTGGTTGTAGTCAACGTACGTCGTGGTTGCGCCGCCCGATGCCGGGGTGCGGACCATTTCACGCAGGTCGGTCAACGCGTTCGTACCGTTCAAGCGACCACGGTAGATGACATAACCCGACTCCGTGCGGCCTGCCGATGCGCCGATTGCCAGCGATACTGCGCCACCGCTCACGACTGCCACCTGAGCCGACACGACGGTCTGAGATTCGCCGCCTTGGTTCAAGCCGGTCACGCCGTAGTAGTAATCGCCAGCCTGGTTGGCCGCGAACAGCGAACCGACCTGTGCAGCGATCGGCGTGCCGACTACGGTTTGCGGACGATAACCGTTGTTCGCGACAGCGATTGCCAAGAACCACGGCGCGCGCACTTCGAACGGGGACTTCAGGCGCTCGTCACGGATGAACACGTCCGTGTTGGTCTTGATTTGACCGTACGAGGTCTGAATGCCGGTCACAGCCGTACCGCGAACCGTGGTGCTGGCTTGGCCGTCTTGAATCACGCGGAACGCCGGATCGAGGTCCGTGTTCAGGTCGGTCTGCACGCTCGCCGGCAAGAAGATATCGGTCGCGCGGCCGAAGTTGCCGAAACCGAAGATGACTTCAGCGGCGGTGGCGATCGGGTCGATGCTGGACAGTGCTGCACCGCGCATGTCGATCACGTGATCGCTGCTGCCCAAGCTGGTGATCTGCTTGGCGATACCGTCGAACGACAACGGCAGAACCGAACTATCGCCCTCGAACAAGCCGACTTCGATGTCCGTCAGCAACTGCTTCGTGCCGTTGGTCGTTTCGATGGTCACCGCGTCCACGATGTTGTTTTGCTGTTGCAGCACAACCGGGATCGAGCGGTAAGTCGTCAGGTATTTGACCTGACCGACCATGCGCTGGTATTGACCAGCAGTTTGCATCGCCGCGCCGTCCTGGGTGTTGAACGTCGAGCCGAAGAAACCGCCGATGCTGTGCTGTTCCGTCCACTCGTCAAGCACGGCCGATGCGCGGGGCTTCGGCAGCTTGTTGAACAGGGCGAAGTGACGGTTTTCCTGCACGGTTGCCTGCAGCGCGAGATCCAGAGACTGGATGCGCAGCGCGGAACCGCCAGTCAGCGTCGATACGTCCGAGCCGTAACCGGCTTCGAGCGGAACTTCGAGCGCCTTCTGCAGGGCGGTGAATTCGTCCTGACCCATTGCGCCAGCGTTCGTCGCGCCAGTGGGGTTGAAATTCAGAAAATTCATAGTTTTACGGACTCCGAAAGTTGCCGTTATTGCTTAGTTGAAGATGCGGTCCAGAATGGCCTGCTCGGGGAGAACGCCCAAATTGACAGCGCTCTGTACCCGCACAGCTTCCGTGCCCGTAATGCGGCCTGCCGTAAGTGCACCTTCTGCCTTCGACAGGATTTCCGACATGCTCGGACCCTTACCGGCCGGGGTTTCCGTGCCGTTCAGGTTCGGGCGTGCGCCGAGGGTGACGCTGCGAACGCCGCGACCTTGGTTACCAACAGAACCGAGCGCCTTCGTCAGCAGCGAGTTCGCGGTCTTCAGTTCGTCGCCGCGCTTCGCCAGGGCGAGCACGTCTTCGCGGGTCTGCTTCAAGCCTTCCGTCAGCGAGCCGACGAGGCCGACGACACCTTCGAACGACTTCGCCATTTCTTCGGCTTGCGTGACTTGCGCGCCCTTGACGCTGTTCAGTTCGGTCATCAAGCACTTGACCATTTCGGTTGCGTCTTGCGCTTCCATTTCGGTGCCGTCTTCGAGCACGAGCTTGAACGACTTGATCATCGGCGAGCCGTCGGTGAGGTCGCCGTTGCCAGTGCCGTCATCGATCTCGTTGCCGTCGGCGTCGAGCTTCTTTCCACCGGCTGCAGCACCACTTGCAGCGTCAGCCGTGACGGTTGCGTTACCCTTCTCGTCCACCTGAGCGGCAGAAAGGGACTTGGCGAGGGTTGCCTGTTGAGCGATCGCCGCTTGCAGTTCTTCAAAATTCATCGTTTAAGCTCCGTTTAACCGCGTTTAAGATCGTCCAAAAACCGCTTGACGTAGTCAGCAGCGACGGTCTTCGAAAGACCGAAACGCGCGCCGGC